CGATATGGAAGTACGGCGTCTTTCCGTTCGCCCCCGGTGTTCCCGGCACGCCCTGCGCTCCGTTTGCCCCCTTAATCAGTGACCACGTATACTTTGTCGGGTCTGTGCTGTCGGCTTCCACGAAGTCCACATACATACCGATATACTCACGGTTTCCGTCACTTACCGAAAAGTCTTTCGTTCCATCTGCGCTATTGGCGTAAGCAAGGTGCGTGTACTGTGTCTTTCCGTCTTTACCATCTTTTCCCGGGATGCCGTTTGCTCCATCCTTGCCATCAACACCACGGAACCGACTCCACGTGTAGTCTGCCGGATTGGTGCTTTCTGTAGCCGTGTCCTTATTCGTTGCGATGCCGATATAGGTCGCCTGTGTCACCGTGTAGATTTGTTCTCCGGCACTATCCAGAATCGGACTACCGGCGCTGTCTAACAGCGGTACATAATCCGGGTTGTCTGACATGTCAAGTCCATCCGGTCTTGTGGCGTATTTCATCCACGTATAAGACGACTTACCGTCCGCCCCTTTTGGACCTTGCGCTCCTTGGTCGCCTTCAAACTTGGCCCATGTGTACTTTGTCGGGTCGGTACTGTCAACGCCGGAAAAGTCCGTATAAGTTCCGATGTACTTGTTTGGTGTCTTGCTCATCTGTGCCGCTGTCGGGTTCTGTACCGGTGCGTACTGGATATGCAGATAAGTGGTCTTTCCATCTGTTCCAATGCCCGGAATTCCCTGCGGCCCGGCGTACTGTTTTGCAAGTGAGAACTGTTTCGATACGACAAGGTTATTCAGATATGCGGCTTTGATGTTCACCCATCCGCTGTCTGCGGTCAGCCCGGTAACAGTGTACGTCTTAGTTTCCTTATTCCAGCTTCCCTGTATGTTCTGGGACGCCGTAATAGTGTACGTACAGTTATCCGTGATATCCTGTGTGCCGTACATGACGGTCGCCGTTGTGGTGCACTCCGGGAATTCTGTATAGTTGCCGTCACTGTCAACAGGGATTCCCTGATAGTCGTTATCAAGCTGCATGGTCATGTTTCTGGCTAAGGACGCCGCTTCAAGGGCCTCTTCTGCTTTTGTATCATCTGTATACTTATTCAGTTTTTGCCAATCCGACTGAACATAAGATGCTCCCTTTGCTCTTGAAACTGTACAGGTAAGGATATCTCCGCCTTCATCTTCTCCCTGTGACCACAAATCACCGATATCGTAAGGTGGCTGCGGCTTTGTCACAAACACTCTGCGCTTATGGTCCGCGGTATCTTGTGCGTTTTGAGCCGCCGCAAGAGCTTTTGTGATATCGGTGTCCTGTACAAGAACCCATTCCCATTTACCTACGGTCGAATCATAAAAGAACCGGTAAGCATATCCGCCTTCACCAGTTTCTTTGTTCGGCTTCCAAAAGAACAAATCTCCTTCATGCTTTTTCCGTTCTTCTGTTGTTGTCCAATTAGATGCAGGTTTGTTTTGAAGCGTAGGTTCATAATCGTAGTAGAATGTTTCAATCTGGCCATCTATCTGGTCTTGTAACTCTCCCAGTGAGCCAGTTACCGTTTCAGCATAGTCAGATAGTTTTCCGTCTGAATAATCCTTGCTCTCTTGGAGATAGTTTGCGAATGTTTGATTAAGAGATTTTCCTCCACCGATTTGAACACTTCCGTCGAGATATACGGATTTTGTGTCCATATCCACAGAGAAAAGGATGCTTCCATCGGTATCTGTTACCGTGATTGCTCCGGCATTAATCCAGTCAGCATTAACACCAACAGCGTTCAAAATTCTTACAATCGTATCTCCATCAACGGTCATTCCGCCATTCCATGTTTGTCCGCCATCTGTCGAAACGCCCCATGCTTCTGCGGTCATTTTCCATACAGCCTTTGATTCCGCAAGTGTGGGTTTATCATGTAAGTAAAATATCTGGCTGCCATCCTGTTGAGTCTGGACTGTGGTATATACGCCGGTGGAATTGTCCAGCCGGTCTTTAAACTCTTGTAATGCCTGTTCTCTGGTGGTTCGCTCTTTCCAAACGGATTTTCTGGCATCCACAGCAGCTTGCGTTACAAGTGAATAAGTCTTCGAACTATTCCGGGCCGCACTTTCGGCATTGCAGGATATCTGTTCGAACGATCCCGGTTGCAGCACAACATTTGTCAAAAAGCTCTTATACTTATTTCCTTTTCGGTCGGTAATCAGAACAGCATCACCGGCTTCAAGAACTATATCAGTCAAGCATTCTGTTTCAAACGGTCGAAAAGACATCCCGACGCATTTTTCACCGATTATGTTTGCAACAACCTCTCCGGTTCCTTGCGGAATCAGTTTGTTTGCACTGATTTTCAGAACGTATCCTTCTTCTCCGTACAGATACGAACTTGCTTCTTCGTCCGTAGATGTGGATTCCAGATACTCTGTTACCTGCACACCAGTTATCACTACATCGTCCAAGTTTGGGGTAAATCCATTCGTGGAATTTATAACTGCCCTGTTTGCATCGGTAATTTCTGTGTCATACCATTTTATAGTCAGTCTGCCATATTTATCGCATCTGGCGTACTGGCATCCGATCTGGCATGTCCATGCAATGACTTGTCTGAAGGTCAGTGCTTCATCATCAGGTCTTGCCGGTATCTGGTAAGAATCTTGATAGAAATTAAGTGTGTCCAGTGTTACTCCGCACACCTTGCAAGCATCCTGTATGATTTGTTTTCTTGTCGCCGGATATTTCAGCTTACTTGCAGAATAATCACGATCGAACTTTCGCATGTTATCTTCACATTCTAGTTCGATAATTGTAGTGTTCTGGTACGGAGTATCTATGACTGTCATTGTGCATATTCGGATTTTTTCTATCAAAGCATTTTTATGTACTATGATTTCATTGCCGGTGGTATCCAGAATCTTATCACCGGTGGTATCAAGTAATGCGCTGGTATCTTCCGGCTCAAGTTCGATTCCTACGTAGCAGATCACCGTAGCATCTGTAAAATCATAATCTGTATACTTTCCATCAAAGTTATTGATTGACAGGTTCAAAGTATTGATATTTGCGGACCCGATGTTAAACGTGTTGTCGTCAGACACGGAATCCTCAAACTTCATACCATTTGACCAAAAATCAGCGTTGGTAAGATTGATAACTGTCCCATCCGTCAGCGTTATGTCAGCGTATTTTAAATAATTCCTGTTATCGTTATTTTGTTCATTCTTAAATCTGTCTGAAATATCTCTCAATCTCTCACCTCCTATTGCTCGATCAAGTCAAATTGCAATCCTTCCATCCGCTGATTCCCGACCCACCAGCATTTAAAAGGAGCGGACCGGTCGCCAACATAAAAGGTTCGGACTTCGTGTTTGTTTCCAGACAAGAGATCGGGATATTCAACAGAAATGTACTCTGGGTTAACCGCCTGCACGATTTTGCAAGCTTTTTCCCATTCCGGTGCGTTCCAACCGATTTCCAATTTTCTCTTTTGACCAACACGATTCTTGTGCATGATCGTGTCATCAGTACGCCCGGATTCTGACGCTGATATGTCCTGAAGCCCCCATGTGAAAGAGGACGGACAAGGCATCGCTGCACCATTAATTTTTATAAAAACGTCTGCCATTGAATAATCACCTCATTTTTGCGCATGAAAAAAGCGCCTATCAAAGATAGACGCTTTATGATTATTCATTATACTTTTTTGACGTAATATGATTCCATATTTTTACATAGGATGTTCGGGCAAAAAGAAAGAACCGGAGATTTCCCTCCGGTCCATAGCTTTATTTATAAACTACTTTGTACATTGCTCTACGATACGATTTCACTTTTCCATAACGATTATTATTTGTAAACTGCACCATTTCGACAACGTGTGTTCCAGATTTTATATAAATGTCGTCCAATGATCCCCCTCCGCTAACAGAAGTGCCGTGATTTTGATCCCAAAGCGTTCCGTCAATATAGACATACGTCATTAATTCCCGGTCAACATTATTTGCTGAAAAATTGATATATCCCATTGGAAATTGTTTATATAACTGCATAAGTACGGTTTTACCATTCGTACTTCTTTGAGAATTATATTCAATAAAGAAATCTGCATCTCCACACTCTTTTTGATTTGGTAAAAGCATCTTAAGTTTGCTAGGTGTGTTCTTGACCGTAACTTTGCACTTAAATGTTTTACCAGACGCACTTCTGGCGGAAACATAAGCAGTTCCGACATTTTTTCCACTGATCTTACCGGTTGACGAAACTGTTACAACTTTGGCGTTTGAAGATGTCCATCTGTATTTCTGTTTCGTATTCAGCATTTTAAGCTGTGCCGTTTTCCCTTTGTACAGCGAAATGTTAGAGCTGCTGATTCTCGGCGCTTCTACTGTCACTAAGCACCGATAACTCCTCTCCCCGATTTTGGCAGTAATCGTAGCTGTTCCTCGGGCCTTTGCTGTTACTTTTCCGGCATTATTCACAATCGCATTTCTTGAGTTACTAGACCATTTTGGTTTTACTTTCGTTCCGACCATCTTCAGTTGCATCGTTTGCCCTGTGCAAATCGTCACCTTCGTTTTGTTAATTTTAACCGTTGCCGCCGATACCGGAACTGACATGGCAAGTGCCAAGATCATTGCCAGCAAAATCACTGAAAACTTTTTCCACTTTTTCATTTACTTCTTCCTCCCTTGGATTGATAGCTCAATTATACATCTGATAAAGAGAAACTACAATGAGAATCACAATAATTGATTAGGCAAAATCACGCAGAATCCATTTTTTTGTGTTTCCGTGGAATTTTATGTTCAAAAAAATCGTGCCCGTATTTAAGCCGTTTTATTTGAGCAAGGCTGTGTCAATGATCTGAAAGTTTGCCCTGTGAATGTAAAGGGCTTTCCCGTCAATCATGAGCTTTGTCATTTTCGGCAACTTCTTGGGAATCTTCCAGTATACTTCGTCACCGGAATATGCTGTAATAGGTTGCCCAAGCTGAGATTTAATCACAACAACTCTGGATTTTCCGAAATAATTCTTGTACTGATTTACGATCCCGGTAACGTAAGTATTGTCAGAAAGTTTTCCTGTAGATTGACTGTAAATATCAGTCTGCTCAAAATCCACATCCGGTTCCAGACCATCTTGCTCAAATATGCAGGTGTCGCCGCAGCTCTGGATTTCCTTGCCGTCAATATTGATTGTGATCACGGATGACAGCTCGTATCCGCTGACCACGGTTCCATCACTGTTGTAAGAAGTTGTCTCAACCGGATTGCCCTGAATATTGATCTTGTCGCCGACCGTGGTCATGACCTTTTGACCGTAGTTGTCATAGGTGCGGATTGTATATCCATTTCCAACCAGATCGCCTTTGATGTCATTAATAGCATCGTCCATCAGAGCGCATCCTGTAGTTCCACCGATAAGACATAGACATAAGATTGCAAGTAACATAATTTTGATTTTCTTCATTTTACCATTTCTCCTTTAACTGATTTATCGGTGTTCCTGCTACTCCGGCACTTTCGCCACTATCAGTAGCCTTGAAATAAGCACCGTCTTTTTGTGGGTACATAAATTCGAACATCAGATAATTCGCAGCATCGCAAAGATACTCCGTGTTGCCGGTTTTAAGATATTTTTTGATGCACATATCATGAGATTCTATGGCATTTACCAATTTCTCGCCGAAATTATCTTTTGCAGTGCCGTATTTGTAAAAGCTTGTTTCGCACCGGTTTTGTCTCAGTTCATCAAACTGATCAGAATATTCTGCCGGCATTTCTTTTCCAAGTCTACTCATTTCTTTCTCACTTTCTAATTAATTACTGTATTATTTTAAGCCAGAATCAATTCTAGCGTATTATTTGTGGAAATTATCATTCAAGTGTTTTTGAAACGTTTTCCACTTCATTTGTCACGGCAAGAATCAGTTTCCCCACGAAATGTTCTTCCGGCGCTCCCACATATCTGCTCCTGAGGGCTTCCGCTTCAGCTGCGAATTGTTTCCACATCTCAGAGTAATCCATCGGGATTTGCCAGTATTTCTTGTGCAATCCCCACACTTCCTGCCAGATAGCAAAATATTTTGTTTTAAAGTCCATGTGCTTCTCCTGTATGTTGAGCTTATAATCAATTACTGTAATGTTTTTGGCTAGAATCAATTTGAATCGTTTGCGTGAGGAAATTATCACCTACGGTATTTCAAACGGATTTTGGATTGGTTTAGTCAATGTATTCTTGGTTATCCCATTTCTGCTTTACCCGTTCACACAAAATGTCTTGATTTCTCTCTGAGAAGAACAACCAGATATGACGATCGAAGTCTTTTCCGTTTCGTTGGCCAAGGTCTGACTTGAAGAACTCATCTATCATGTCCTGATAGAACCGGAGTTCATCTTTTTCTTCCACGTCCGCTTTCAGAAGTGGTGAATCATCGCCAATGATAACTCCCATGAACTGATTTGCATATTTGACAGAAATCATTGTATGCTGTTCGCCCATGTGTTCCCGGTACTGCTTGAAGTAATAAGCGATAACTGCCATGGTCAGACAGATGTCATGATCTTCCAGAATATTCTCCTGTTCACCATACAGTGAATTAAACTCATTGTACAGAATCTGTGGTACATCTTCGTCCCGGTACTTCTCAGAACGATTTTTCTGTTTTTGCTTGCGGTACACTTCCTTCTGCTCAGTTGTACGTGAGGGTATATTATTTATATCTAGTATATTAATATTATTAGGAGCAGAAGTCTTTGAACCTTTATCATTCTTTGATAAAGTCTTTTTCTCTTTATTTGATAAAATAAAGTCTTTATCTATATCATCTACACTGTATTTATAACTATTATTACTATGTTTCATATTTGGTGTGTCTGAATTACTGTTTTTGAAGTCCTGACTTTCAAAATTTGAAAGTCTACTCTTTAAGTACCTTTTTCTGCCATCATTTTTAAACACATAAAGATATCCAAGCTTTATTAACTTGGAGACAGAAGTAGAAACTTTTGTCACACTACATTGGCAGAATTTTGCCAAATATTCATTGCTCGCAAAGCATCCTTCGCTTCCTTCTACATCAAGACTGTCGACTTCTGCCAGAATCAATTTTTCAATCGCATTTAATCTTTCATCAAGAAAAACCTGTTTCGGGATCCATACTCCTTTAAAATCTCTTGGATAATTAAACTCTTTGTCCATAATAAATAACCTCCTTGTTGGTCGTCGGCATCTCCATAATATGCCAGAATCCTTGATTTATAAAAACAGTAGGCAGGTGCATCAAGGTTTACACTTTTCGGGAGCTACCCTAGCCTACTGAATTTACCAATTAATTTATCACCAGCTTGTATCCATCAAAATGATTATTGGTATATTCTACAAGCTTTTCAGTATCATCGGATGAAATATAAAACATATCTCTTACCGCATACGCCTTAATCCCAATAACCTTCATCATTCTTTTGATATCAAAAATCGTGCATTGTTCAAAATTAGTATTCTTCCTGATGATTTCCTTAACCTTTAAAAAAGAAAAATCTTTTGAACCGTCAATACATCTTTTGTTGTATTTTGGCATATACTTCCTAATGTAAAATATTTCCAAATCATCCAATTCTTCTTTTTTACATCTAATAATTGAAACATTGTCAAACTGTTTATCGGAATGACTATAAGGTCGGCAAAGTCCTGTTATTGACTGTCCAACATAAACTACTTCATCGCCATTCAACAAAAAATATATAATAGGTTCTCTTGCCACTGGAACATTAAGACTTTTGGATTGTTCCTTAAACTTCATAGAAAAAATACCTGCCTTTCGTATATAAGATGCCTTGAATGTATGTAAATCAACAGGCAGGCGGCAAGGCATTTCCGCTTTTCGATGATCGGTCTAGCCTGTTGGTTTTACCGTATTATTTTTCGAATGAAATAAATCCATGATTTACCAATTCGTTTAAAGCTTTTTCGACAACTTCTTTGCCCTCTGAAACACATTCGCAGATTTCATCCAGTTCAAAGTCTGTTCCATCAAGATTCATCAATATGCCGTATATTCCTTTTGCTTCCAACGATAGATTTTTGTTGAGTATAATATTTCTGTCAACTAATCCATATGGCTTCATTTGCTTCATTCCCTTCTATAAAACAAAAAAAGAGCAGACTCCAAGACGGTATCACGGGAAACGGGTCACTGTTTCAACCCAAGTAAATATCATCTTAAAAGTCTGCTCAATATTTTGTTTTTTCGTACAATATAACAAGATATAGGTACTACTCGTTACTCATTCATTATACCGCAATCCGGCAGAAATGGCAATGGTTTTTACCATGCTGGACTAGGGTTTTTCCGCCGGTTGTTGTCGTTCTGGGCTTTTGTGACTGCTTTCGCAATAGCACGTCCATCCAGATTGATCGTATTGGAAATGTACTGCGGAGATGAGTTTCCGCCGGTGTTCATGTTCATCATTGCCATGGCAACGCCCTGTGTTACCGCCTGTGTCATTTCTTCCTTGCCCAGTCCAATGCTTCCGTCCGGCATGTTCCCGGTGATGCTGTCAGCAATGCTCTTCATAGCCTGTTTATTGGTCAACGGAAGGACTGCTTCCTTTCCGGCTTCACCGACACCGATCACGGATGCTGCATTGAAAAGACCACCTTTAGCATACCAGTCAACTCTCGAATTGTACCGCCACTTGTGGGTCTGCCCCTCTTGCCAATCAGTGTAATCCATAGAAATATGTGGAGTTCTGATGTTGATTGACTCCATGCCGTTTCGGAGATTCTGCATAGCCGTTTGCCCGATACTGTACATATCTCCGAAATTTCGACTAATTGTATTAACTATACCGTTGATCGCACCGCCGATGCTCGTGTCCATGGTCCCCCGGATGTAAGAAGATATATCCCTTCCAAGATTCTGCCATTTGCCAAGAGCGATTCTGTACTGGCTTCCAAAGTGGCTGCGGACGGTTTCGTCCATTCTGCCGAGTTCCGTACTTGCGTCAACCTTCATCTGGCGGACGTTTTTGGTTACTTCACGGGAAGAATTTCCCCAGTTCTTTGTCGCAGATGTGCTTACACGGCTGAAGGATTTTTCAGCGCTTGTAGCTGCGGATGCAGAATTGGTTTCAGTCTGTCCAGTAATGGTATCCCAAGCTCCTTTAATTTTTGAGCCGATTGAATCCCATGCTGTTTTGGTCTTTGAACTAATAGTGTCCCACACGCCGGTTACGGTGTTCTTAATGTTTGTGAACGTATCAATCACGCTTCCGATTCTGTCAGAGATTCCCTGATTCAGTCCAGATATCAAATACCCGCCAATCTCAGCAAAAACCGTAGACGGAGAATGAATACCGAAAAGGTTTTTAACACCGTTGATAATAGGGTCCGAGATATTTGTTTTAAGCCATGTTCCAACAGTGGAAATCACGTTTTTAGCGCCGTTGTAAAGTCCATTGATAAGGTTTGAGCCATGTGTGTAAAGCCAAGTTCCGGCAGTGCTGAACGCATTTTCTATTGCTTCCTTAGTTTTACCGGCAAATTCCGTGACTGTATCCCAATTTTGCCACAGCAGGAATCCACCGACAACAGCTCCGATAACAGCTAAACCTATCGGGCTGAACAGTACGCTGCCCAATGTAGAAAACGCTGTTGCCATAGCTGGTGCAAAAGTTCCTGTAATCCAAGTTCCAATTGAACCAGCGAAGGCAGTTGCAGCTGGCCAAAGTTTGGTAGTTATAACTTCAAGGATTTTCGGAGCAATCTGTGTTGTTATGGTAGTCGGGATTGCTTTCAATTTATCAACAGCTTCCAGAGCGTAAACTCCAACAGCTGTGCCTAATGTACTGGTTGAAAAGGCGGTTGCTATTTTGCTGAGTGCTGTCCCCAGTAATGTTGCCGTAGCACTGGTCCCGGTCGGCAGTTTTCCCATAGCAACTAAGATAGATGATACCAGGGTATCTGCCTTTGACACCAATCCTACACCGGCAAACGCAACTACAAACTTACCGGCTGTAGTTTCTCCTAATCCAGAAAAAATACCGCCCAAAACATCCAGTAATACTGTTGCTAAATCCTTTAAATGGCTTCCCCAGTCTATCTGACTAAGGAATAGTCCGATGCCTCTTCCAAAGGATTCCCAGTCTGTTTTTTCTGCGATATCAACCAGGGCATTCAGTAAGTTAGTAATGAAAGTGTTTAAGGATGTTCCGTTCTCTTTCCACTTGAACTTTCCGATAAAAGTATTGATTCCGTTGGAAATATTAGTTACCAATCCGTCCCAGTTGAATTTTTGCGTCCATGCAGCCAATGTCTGAAATGCACCGTTTAATCCGGTCGCAATCGTAGTGGCTATCTTTGAAAACGAAATTCGCCCAAAAGCTCCATTCATGGCATCAGCAACCGCAGTTCCTAACTGTTCCCAACCAGTCAGCCCGGCATTATTCTCTTTTGACATCTTCTGAACAAAACCGTCCAGAATATTCCAGCTTATCATAAAGCCACTGCCAAGGACTTGACCAAGGTTCGGCCAGTTAACTTCATCAATCATTCCACGAAGTCCAGTTGCCAGTTTGTTACCAATGTTTACGAAGTCAATGCCACCCGGGCCGATCAGAAGCTCAAAGGTGTTGACTAAAGTGTTGATACCGGCACCGACAGTACGCCCTAATCTATCCCAGTGAATGTTTTCGACAAGGCTGTTAAAAGATCGAGTAAAAGCATCACAAAATGCAGCAATTTTCGGGCCCACATTACTCCAACTAATAACATCATAAATCTTCCGGATTCCGATATTAAGCATATCTGCAATGGTCTTTCCAAGTCCTTCCCAGTCATGGTTAAGAAAAGCTTTACGGATTTTTTCAGCCCATTTATTGATAGGGGTTTCTTCTTTGTTCAGAGCATCGTCTATCTGGTTTGTGATTCCGCCAAGACCCAATGACGGTGTTGCACCGGTTCCAGTTTTACCCTTTCCGGTACCAGGTGTTGAACCGGATGAACTTGAATTATCTGTCAGCTGATTCAGTTCGTCAAATGGAAGAACAGAAAGAGCTTTCTTCAGAGCTTTTGATGATGAAGTAGCATCGTCCAGTCCGGAAGCTGCTGCATCTCCGGCATCCTGTAATCCGCTAAGATCTGCGGCGGAATCTTCCAGTCCGGCAAGATCATTCACTACCCCGCTTGTGGAACCTTTAGTCTTTTTCCCCATCAGAACATACATGAAGTTACGGAATGTTTCCGCAGCCTGCATAAGTTTTGACATTAAGGCATTAAGAGCCTGGATTCCCGGAAGAACTGCTGCGATTAAGCCCTGCCCGATAACAGATGCAAGGGACTGGAGGTTCATAGTAAGGAGACGTACTTGGTTTGCATATGTCAATTAATGTTATCCTATAGGCTTTTTATCCTATAGTTCTTATAGTTTCCTATAAGTTCGGCGTACATTTTCATCCCATAAGGATGTCGGATACTCTTGGGGATATTATATTCTAAACTCTTTAATAAAAAAGAGCCTAGGTTCAATCCCTACGCTCTACAATGTGCTATAGCTTTTATTCTATAGCCTTATCTCGGTATTAACTTATTGACTTATCCATTTATATCCAAATGCAGTTCTATCAGGTTTGTCGATTACCTTGTGTATGCCCTTGTAGCACACACCTAATTCTTTTCCTGCATCCGATATTCTATTAAACACTTTTAATATTTCTCCTGTATCAGGATTTACTTGAGCTACTTTTCTACCTTTTTTTCGTTTTTGATAATCACTCAAATCTTTTATCGGAAAATCTTCTTCATATACAAAAATAAAGCCGTTTGCGGATTTATATGTTTTGCTTAAAACTCCGGAAATAGTCGTGCGATTAGCGCCTGTCATTTCTGAAGCTTCTTGGACGCTTTTGAATTTTTGTATGAAATTTCCGTTGCTATCACATTGAATAATACTTCTCATGCTTGTTGATTCTGGCGGAGTGTACTTTCGTGATCCATAGCGCTGAAAATCTTTCTCGTACATAAAAATGCACCCATGGTCAGTACGCGTTTCACTCCTGCAAGATTCCAATACACTGTTTACGCAAAAGCCGTCTTTCTCTGCTTCAGTGGCACTATCATATCTTTTAATAAAAGTTCCATCTTTTGCAAGACAAACTACAGGAATTGAGTTATGTCCGCCAACTCCTCCTTTGTTTTCGTTGTATCCACTATGATAAGTATTATACAGTGTGATATAATTTCTTTCAAGTTTTAAAGCTTTTTTTCTTGTATCACAAGTTTCTAAAATTTCCCATTCAAAATTATCTGTTCCGTATTTTTCAATCGCATCGTGAAATTTGCATTTTTCTTTTTCATAACATCTTTCGTGTTGCCATTTTCGGTTACGGAAATTGTTTGTCTGCCCGATATAAGATTCTTGAGTTATTCTATTTGTAGCTCTGTAAATATAATATGTTCGCATTAAATCACCTCAAACATATTATATCAAAATGTTCGTATTAAGTCAACTTAGCATTTACCGACTTTACCCGATTTTCACTGATGTATTGCTACATCAGGCGGCACATAGTCTACCGGCTGTTCTAGCAAAGTCCCCCTGTTGTGCACTTGTAACTGACATAATGTAGTTATAACGCAACATTGTTTTCTGCGCCTGTGTCATGGAATTATAGGCTGTTGTAATGCCTTGTGACAACGCATACTCCTGTAAATTGGCGACTGAAAGATTTATTCCGAGCTGTTTTAAAGGCTCGATTTCACCCGAAATGCCCGCCCTTATTTTATAGAAGGCGGTATCAGTATCAATGTTGTAAAAAGATGCTAAATCTCCGGCTAATCCTGCAAGAGTTGTTGACATCTTCGCAGCTGATTCCTGCGCTACTCCAGAAGCATTCAGCATTGCCATCATGGTTCCGGAGTAATTCTTTGCTGCCAGTTCCGACAGTCCGAACTGCTTTGTCGCCGTAGATGCAAACTTGTATGCCTGATCTGCCATGCTTCCAAAAGCAACATCTACAACGTTCTCGACCTCAGCGATATCGGAACCAATCTCAAGGATACCTTTTCCGCCCATAGCTTCGCTGAATTTGTTCATTACAGCTGAAGCCGCTTTGAAGCCAAGGACGGTCTTAATGAAAGAGCCCACATTGAAAGATGCTGTTTTCAGTCCGTTACTCCTATTGACTAGACTAGAGATTCCGGCTGCCAGAAATCCCAGTCCACTCTTTGCTTTTGTTGCCACCCCACCGAGTAACGAAGAAAGCCCTGAACCGATAGAGGAAAGCTTGTTAAAGGAATTGACCACAGTGTTCGTAGCAGTTCCTACTTTTCCACCGGCCGTCGCCAACTGCCCGAGGGCTTCAGTCATTCTCAGTGTATTCTCACTGATCTGCGGAGAATCCTGCATGGCGGTAAAGAATTTCTTCACTTCTGCGGCTAAATTCTCCAATTGCGACGCTGTTTTACCAGTTTTGTCACCTGCATTTGCCAGCCGTGAAATGGATTGTACAAACATGTTTATGGATTCCGAAGGCTTTGCTGTAAACAGCATACCGTTAATAACTTTTCTCAAACTCTTTCCGAGTTTTTTTAAGCCTTCTGCTGACTGATCTGCTTTTCCACCGGCATTAGCAAGTCTTGCTAACGAACCTGTGAACCGGTTGACACTGGAAGAAACGTCCCTGACATCATTTAAGCTGTCGATGCTTTTGATGATTTCTCCCATCTTTGAAGTATCAAAGCTACTCATGTCCGCTGTTGCAAGTCGACTTAAGGAATTGATGACATTCGTGATTTTAGAATCTTTGAAGTTCATTCCATTAAGAGCGTTCATGGTACTGGCAATCTTTTCAACGCCGGTTATTGCTGGCTGCATCTTCACAGCATCAATTTCTTGGAATTTTTGAATAGCATTTACCGCTGACTTGACGTTTTTTGCATCAATCTTTGGAATTGAAATATTGGAAGCGCCTTTTAAAGAACTTAATCCGGCTGCCAGATTCTGCAAAGATTTCGTACTCGCTCCAAGTGTCGTAAAGTCAACTTTTGACAAACTCCGAAGTTGTCCGGTTAATCCAGACAAATTAGGCACACTTACTTTTGTTTTGTTTAATGTCTGTAAGGCTGCTGATACTCTTCCAATTTCACGAGCATAGTTTCTAAGCCCACCGGTATTGACGTTCCCCAGTGCTGTGTCAACATCCTTTAACTTTTTAGCCAGATTACTCAATGCTTTTGTAGCGTTCCTGGTGCTACTGTTTATTTGTATATCAAGGGTATCAATGGTATTATCAGCCACAAAAAACACCTCCTTTTAATCAAAAAAAATAAGGGCAGACAAGACTTTTTATTCATCCTGTCCGCCCTTTTTATTGCCTATTTCAGCTATATTCGCATTTGCCTTTTTTATCAGAAGTTCGTAGTAACGTTCCTCCTGCTTCAATTCAGCTTCAGATCGTTTCGGAACATCTGTTTTTTCTTCAATCTGTGGTTTCTTTGTTTTTTCTGTGATTGGTTTATCTGGATATTTTGCTTTGTCAGAAAGTGCACTTGATACCGCAGATTTCACATATAAGCCGGAAAGCCATGACTGATATTCAATCAGTTTTACCTGAGTTTCTATCTCATCACGTTTACTTTTCTCGTACTCACGTATCCTTACTTGAAGGTCACGTATGGTACTTCTGAGAAATTCTTTCCGGCTCATTCCGATGCGAACTGCCGCCGGATATAACTCTGTCCAGATTATTTCGCTGTAGCTTTTTTCTGGTGATCTGTCGGCTTCTTCGGAGCTTTCTTCGGTTTGGCTGCTACGTTCAGATCGTCCATGAACGTCTCCAGACCGGTTAGTTTGAAAAAACCGTCTTCCTCCATCTGGTCAAGACACATGGCAAAGATACCGTAAAAGTTACCCTGCTCATCATCCTTATGTTCCTGAATGAACTGCACTGCAAGTCTCTTTGCAGTTGCAAGATTCGGGACAGAACCGTCTGCATCTGGACTATCGCCATGATATTGAAGAAGTCCTGCATAAAACACGGTTAATGCTGTGTTCGGAATATTTGCCATGCCGGAGATCATTTCTTCCGGCGTTTTGTCCACACCGCCACTGGTTGCCAGAAGTGTGTTCATTACGCTCTTAACGCATTCATCATACAGAGATGCTTCAATGCTATATTCCAGTTTGTACTCTTTGTTACCAATCTTTAAAAGTTTATACATAATATCTTTTCCTCCCAGTTAGATATATTTGTTATTCGCCTTCAGTTGGCTTGATTGCTGTGTCTGGGCCGACATACTCATTGATAGTCAGGGACATATCAACAGTAAGAAGACCGTTCTGGTCTCTTGCCGGTTTAGGGATGATAGTCGGCGGCTCGATTTTGGTGAAAAATGCTTTCTGAAGTGCCGTGTAATATTCCTCATACCACATAGACAGACCACTTGCATGAGCTGTTTTGTAAGCACTGATAAGGTCTTCCCACTCTTTGATTGTTTCGTCTGTAACGTTTACAGTTACATTGAATGTACCGCCGGTTGAACCACGACCTGCGATTGTTCTCTCGATTTCATCTTCAAGAGCGGATGCGTCGATAGTCTCAACGTCGATAGCGATTTCATCAGAAGCGTTTATTCTGTGAAGCAGTTTGAATTTTTCTGGTTTTGTTCCCGCTACTGTCTCTACTGCATAACCGGTAAGAGCACCAACGGTACTGATTCCTGCGATATTTCCTGATGCCATATTGGCTCCTTTCCGCCTTTCGGCTATAAATTATTGCAATAAAAAAGAGCCATTACGGCTCTGACACGTAACCCTGTGCCCGGGAGATAAAAGGATCACCGCCCTTCTACTCTTCTTTGCTTACTTGTTTAATGACCTGATTCACATAAGTACTCAGTCCTGCGACAAGAATACCTTGTGTGATTGCGGTAAAGATTGCCATTGCAATTTCCTGACCGCCCGTGACTGTAGATGTAGCGAAAACATAGATTCCACAGACAACTACGCCCAGAAGTCCGAGGATTCCAGGAATGTACTTGTCAGTTACGGTTTCAGCCTGTTTGAGGAATACTCCTACAAAATACAGGACTACAGCTACAACCAGGAGTTCCGGTTTCACATAGTTCATGATCTGATCCATTCTATCTCACCCCTTTCATTCGCCAAGCAACTGCCCGGTGTAAATTCTTGTGTATCGGCTAACAAGCCGTTTGATGCTATCATCAACGTTACCCATGAGTTCAGGGCCGTAGGTTCTACGAAAACCCATGCCAATCATGGATTGGTGGCTTTTTTCGTCAATCTGATATACTTTCGCAAGTGGAGCTGTACCCGCGGCAAAGCACTCAATCTGGATAGTTGGAACCGTGGCGCATTCATCACCTTCAAGGTCTCCTTCTGTCAGAACGTTTCCCAACATATAAAGTCTTGCGTAGGTTTTCTTTCCAGATGCAAGAGTTTGGCTTCTGTCCATTGAAAAATTTCCTTTACCAACTACAGGTTCAACGGCTTTATTCCAACGTTCGTATATCTCGGATATCGGGTTTTTTAATATTTCCGGCATTTAATCACCCTGCCTGTTCTAGCATGTTTTGAGTTTGTGTTTGAATAAACTCTTTAATCTGCTGATATCCCCAGCCACAGTTAATAAGGCTACTTACAAGCATCTCCATGCTTTGCACTTTTGCTAAGTCTTCACCTGTAAAATAATCCCTAACAGCTTCTTTGGGTTTAACGCCAAGTTCGATTTCTATTTCCTTTGCTGTCTTTCCGAATATATTTTTGTATATCAAATTTGTGTAATTTGGATATGCAAATTTCTTATTCGGGCTGTCAGATATCTTCATTTTAATTGTATCTGTAAGAATATGTCTGATAACTACGCCTTTATCACGTTCAATTTGCCATTGCTGACGCTCTACGTGAATCTTTTTCAATTCATCACGCATTGCATTAAACTCTGCGATGTAGCGTTCTTTAAACTCCATAGCCCTTTCGCCGCCATAGCCCATGCAAAGAATTGTAAATCCATCTTCTGTAACGATGTACTCTTTAAGTCTTTTGTTTTGTTCCGAAGTATAAGAGGACAACGCATAATTTCGTTGTCTAAATTCTTCCGAACATCCCAGATTTTCGATATCTCTCAGTACATCGGAATGTCTTTTCTCGAAACCCTCTGCTATTTTTCGGCTTGTGGTTACGATTTTTTCTTCGTATCTTTTACCAATGATTTCTACCAACATAAATTCACTTCTCCTTTTATGATTTATTTTTTTGGCATGAAAAAAGCACCTACCTTTCCGGTAGATGCTTCGCATCTTAATTGTACAAAATATGCGTCATATGATTCCATATTTTAGTATAGGATGTTTAACTTCCAAACACTTCCTTTGCAATATGTCGTATCTGAATAATGATAGCTTCTTCCGCATGGTACATTGGCATATATGCCCTGTTACCATAAGAATGATGCTTTTGTCCACTTTCATCCACATACCACCATCCGTTTGGGTCGTAAGCGTGTTTTTGATCTGGGTAAGTACCAACACCATAATCAGCGCCAGACGGTAATGGATAGCTGTCCGTTCCATAAGAAATACCGGCGCTAAACTCGATAAAAAGAACCTTGTCTCCAGAAAGCCGGACCGCTGCACCAACAATATCGCCATGTCCGTTATTAATAACTTCCGTGTAGTAAGAACCTTTTTCTTCGGTCGGAACAGATTCCATTGTGGTCTGGATAACCTGTATTCCCTCTTGAGCCAGTTTATCAACAAAAATCTGGTTCTTCCTTTGAATATCTTTCCGGTATGCTTCCAACTGCTGAATTGCAGACTGCAAAGAATTATGGTTCAAACTGCACCGGATTGTTTTCCTACTCATTGTTGCCACCGATTTTCGCTATTCCATATCGGGCAACTTGTCCTTTTTGAGTATCAAGGATTCTCTTAAGCCTGTAGTCTGGAAGAACAGTCGGGCTGTTATCTCCATCAAGGATTAATGTTCCGTCTTCCCTGATTTCTGGCACGACATCAACCCACAAGACGTTGCCTTCTTTTGGCTGAAATGTTCGGTCAAAAACCGTAATGTACCGGTCATAGTCGGGAATGATTCCGGCAGACAGTTCTTCTGGCGTACCGGCTGTTGCTGATACTGAAATGTTCTTCTTTTGTGGGTTTGAATAGACAAGCGTTTTATCCATTCCATTGTTTTTTTCTGTTACTGTCGAAATCCATATGGACTGTTTCTGGCGAAGTCTACCTCTCATATGTGCACCCTCCATTGACAAAATTGCTTTTTTATGTTATTCTCACAAGGAAATCAGGGAACAGCGTACACCCAGGTTTCATAGTATTCCAGTCCCCAGTTCCTCAGTTCTGGGGATTTTTTTGATTTAAAATAAATGAATTAAATAGTAAGGCGTCCAAAACTGCATTCAATGGAAATATAAGCCGGATAACTTTCCGCTCAGGTTCAGTTGGAATAAACAATGCCTACCTTGATTTTTGGACAGATGACGGAAATCGAACAACCATTGGATTTTATACAGACGGAGTAAGTGGTATACAAATGTTGAAAAATGATACTGTCGTATGGAACTTAAAACCATAAAATTTTCCTCTTCCCATTTAGTTCATTAAGGAAGTATCTGTTTTACGCCACCTGTTCCAACAGATACGGAACAAAATGTATCGCTTCATTCCCTACAATCTCATATGCGATTTCAAAAATCTGCCTTGCTTTGTCGGCAATCAGATTAGCAATCAATTCTTCTACTTCCACCCAATTCTCACGTGGTACAAGTCTATGTAGTTCTTTAAGAAATCCGCTCGAAAACATCATTGCATGGCTCAACTCATGTAAAACTACCCTTGTGAGAAATTCACCCGAAATAGCGTCAGAAATCCAAATAATCCTTGTGTTTCCATCCGTCACAGCACAGGTCATAGTACCGGTACGGTCAACCAGTACTGGATTCTCAGGATGAGTGAACCGAACTTTCCATTTTTGCCCGTTCATGTAAAATTGTCTTAGCATAAAACCACCGCCTTTAAACCAAAAAGCCCCTACCACATTTCTGTAGCAAGGGCCTTGTTTTTAGTTCATCTGTTGAAGAAGCTTAGTCAGATCAGTTTTCATCTGCTGTCTAAGGGTCGCATCTGCATCCGACCACATCTCAGACATGGTACGGATAACATCCTGCGTGTACTCTTTCATTGAACTGTCCATCTTCTGTTTTGAATCTGCATCTTTGGAATCATGGTAATGCCTGCGATTCTCGCTGTATCTGTCATAGGTTTCGCCGTATCTGGACTGCTGACGGTTCGTTCCGTCCATCCTCATGTTACTACGGTCCGGATGATATCCCATGCGGTATGCATCCGAATTATTCAGATACTCGTCCATCCAGTCATCATCTTCCATGTACAGGTACGGTTTATATCCCATACGACTTCCTCTACCCTTTGGGGCAAATCTGCCATTGGAATAACGATATCTGTCATATCCCATGCGTCCAAGATACTTCTCTTCCTGTTCGCATTCGTCCATAGCTTCTACGATTCTGTAATCTTTATCTGCACAAATTGCACACTTTACAGCTTCCATGCAGTCCTTCAGATCGTCCCAGTCTTGAGCACTGAGATTATCGAAGCCATGTGTCTTGGCTTTTTCCATAGCCCATTTTCCCATTTCCATTGCAACTTTATGCATTACAGTGCCCCCTTTCTAACAGCCTGTGTAACAGGTGTATCTGCTGTTGGGGCTGTACCATTAATTGCTGTCAAATTGTTACTCGGACTACAAGCCGGATTCCCTAACATCTTGAATACTCCACCAGTTGCACTCGTAGCTACTCTGGTTGCGTACTTCGTTCTGGTTCTTACGCCACAAGCCGTAACCTGTGCACAGCAACGATTCTGTAATGGATACAGGGTTGTTCCCGTTCCTATCTGAATCACCACCGGAGCGTTAATCGTAGTGGTTTCTGGTATGCTCTGTGCAATCACAATGCAATATTTTTCACCGTTGTTATAACTACCTGCTGGAAGTGTAATCACAAGATTACCACCAGTAAACGCAACAGCCTGGCTTATCACGAGATGATCACAGAGCTTACAAACATTTTTACAACTCATACTTCTACCTCTCAATCAAATAAGAGGTGAGCCGTAACCCACCTCTTAGAATTAGTCAACCTCTAAGGGTGAGTTACTTAGCAGCAACCGTTGTTGTATCCGTTGCATCCACCGTAGTAGGTATTCGGATTCGGAACAACATATGCCGGAACAGCTGCCGGATTGATTGCATTGATTAACTGCTGTGTCTGAGATGCCATTGCAGTTGTAAGAAGTGCGCTCTGGCGATCCTGAGATGCAGCACGTTTCAGATCAGAGTTCTCTGCCTGTAATGTTGCAAGCTTATCATTCGTCAAGAAATCGAGAATTGCTCTGGTGTTGCTGTTCTGATTGTCCAGAAGGTCTCTGGTGTTGTTGTTCATTGTGTTCTGAAGAGCACAAGTGTTGGTTGCCAGGTTGTAGTTGATACCCTGGATAGCTTCCCTTGTTTCACAGCAACAATTTGCCAACTGAGACTGTAATGCATTGGTATTCTGCATACCGGCTACAGTATCAGCGTTAATTGCCTGCTGAACGCCATTGAAGCCCTGAAGCATTCCAACGTTCATGCCGTTAAAACCGCTCTGCATGGTATTGTTGAGTGCATATGTGCTGTCACAGATACCCTGCTGAATACCTCTGATACCGTTTTGGATATCGTTAAGAGCGAAGCCCTCGTTGATATCGGCACGTGTAGCCCATCCTTGGAATCCGGCACCATTAGCACCGTTTCCACCATTACCGCCGAAGCCACCGCCCCAGCCGCCAAAACCTCCCCATCCGAAGATTGCGAAGATCAGTACGAGCCAAATAAGTGAAAAACCATCACCGCCCCACATGTCATTGGCACGGTTATTAGAGCCTGTAGCAGCTGCAATGTCGCTAAGACTGTAATTAGAACCATTCATCATGTTTTTAGTCTCCTTATAAATTTATTTACAATAGGAGACATCCGCGGCTGTCATCCCAAATTGTAGCGATTTTAAATCACCCAATCATGGGGAAGTGTTTTATAATCCAAGGAATTTTTGGATAATTCCGTCTGGTGATAAGTGCTTTTCATTAAAAACATTTTGCTGAATTTGATGCAACTGGTCTGTATCACCTTTTTTGTACAAATCCAAGGCGTTTTTTAATGTTGGATTATTCCCTGCAAATTTACTCATATCGTTCATCATGTTATCAACACTTCCGAACCTCTGAGAAATCATTCTTTCAACTTGCTTTTTCATCATGGCATTTGGATTGAAATTCATTTCTGTCTACCTCCATTCTGCTTAGGTTCTGATGTCCCCGACATTTGTGCCGGGAACATGTTCTTTATTTCAGAAATCTCAGAACAAACATCGTTCCGAAGTTGATTAAACATAGCTTCTATATCAATCGGTTTTTCTTCTGCTTTTGGTTGCTGTTGTTCGTCTGGATTTAAAAGTCGGTAAACAAAAATCCTGCTTTTTCCGTCTGCCTGTAGTTGCTTCTTGTATATTTCTGTACCATCTGTTTTTGGATAATAGACAGGATTTCCAGTCATATCCACATCCTTTGCTTTTACAGTGTCAATGCCATCAACCATTTGCCCTGAAAGCATAGCAACCTGTGGCATCTGCTGCATCGGCTGTTGTATTTGTGCCTGTCCATAAGGCATTGTCTGTTGGTAGTTGTTCTGCAACTGTGCCAATCTATCTTGATACGGTTGTACCGGTGTTTGTGGGTATGGATTCAATGGTTGCGGATAATATGGATAAAATGCCATAGTGTGTTCCTCCCATCTCTGTAAGCTTTTCTCTATGCTTACATTATATGAGAGAAACCTAAGTATTTGAACGACACTATTTCGCCATATTTTCGCCATGATACAAAGAAAAGCCCCGATAATACATCGGGGCAACTTTAACAATCTTCTTTTTTACTTTTCGGTTTATGCGGTCAATGGTTCTTGGACTATACCCCATAATCTCTGCTGCTTCAAACAATGTTTTTTCCTCATAAACTCTCAACCGGAAAAATTCTTTTTCTCGGGAATCAAACCCGGATTCGCTTAGATAAAACTTTCTTTCATCTTCTGAAAAGTCTGTATAATTCATAATCCCACCGCCTCCCTTACAAGTGGAATTGCTTATTATGCCGGAAAGATACCGCTTAATGCAAACCCTACAATAGCCCCGATCACGGCCGTGATAACGCAAACAACAATCGTATCGTAGCGTTTTCCCGGGGCTTCCATGAGGGATTTTAAATTATCATTCATTTCATCCACCGTATCTTTGATGTGCCCGAGATCATTGTTGTAAAGAACAATTTTGGTTTCAAGCGCATTGATACGTTCAAAAAAAATACCGTCACGTTTAGAGTGTTTCTCTTTCATTTCGTGAACAATTTTTTCCAATTCTTCTAAGCGGTGTTCGTTAAAGCAATTCTGTTCACATTCCATCGCTACTCTCCTTCACTCCCATTACATTTTTTGTACTCCTTCCCACCTCATAATGAAGTACCCCAGCAACGCCTGGGAGGAAATGCGTCACGTTCTCAACCTACTTTTTCTGTCAGATTCCTCTGGCAAAGGGAAAAACGCCGTGATTGACAAATATCTCTGTCTCAGAGTTCCATCCTGCATTTACAGAATTTTCCGAATGAGATGTTTCAAACTCAACTCCCTGTTTTACAAGAAAATAAAGAGCCAAATCGAAAATACAATCATAGCATTTGTCCATATCTTTATTGATGTTTTCTTCCGTATAACTCTCAGGATAATTGCGCTTTTTCTGGAATGACCGAATAGCTCTTTTGACTGCTAATGGAATCATCCTTGCGGTCAGTTCATCACCTTCCAGATACATTGATAGATCACTTGTAAGCTGTTCGTCCATGCCATTTCACCTACCCTTGCTGTGCTATAATTTCTGATATGATACCAGCCTTGTTTGTGGAAGTCAGGGCATAACCATTGTCACTTGCAAGCTGTCTCAGTTGAGCCACAGTCATACTGGACAGCTCGCTTTCTGTATACTTGTGTGTAACACTTGCTACAGACGGTGACTGGCTGTTTTCATCAAGGCTATGCCCGTTTATTCCCCCTTTGTACCGATAACGATACCGCCGTTGGCTTTCGGTGCTACCGGAATAAACATACCGGATGCTTTCGTCCAAACAGCAACCGGATCCTGTGTAGCCCACATGGAAAGAGTAACGAAAGAGCGATTCTCTTCCTGGATAAACTGTCTGTATTCATTCTCTTCCGGTGTTGGTCCCCAAAGTCCAGTACCGAAGGAACCGCCTGCGTCAGCTTCGTAGAGAGTGAACACATCCTCTTTGAAGTATCTTCCAGTCATCAGAGTTCCGTCTGCTTTTCTGTAACGGAATTTCTCATCACAGCGACCAACGGTGATTCCGTACTCCTGCATGAGCAGATTTGCAAGCTCCTGTCTGGTAAGGAGACGTTTATTCGCAGCTCCCAGAACAGCTGTCTGCATAGCTGTGTTGTTTCTCATGTAGTTGATCATCTTCAGAGATGTAACTGCATTTGTTACTACGTATCCGGAATCCTCGGCTACAGTTACCATCTTCTGAATATCACCCATGATATCCGCATCTGCTGTAGACCAGTTGGTAAGAGTGACCTTTGCAGAACTTGGTACGCCATAATCGATATTCATTTTCACATTGTTTTCATCAATTTTTACCATACCGGTTGAAAGGAATTGGCCTTTCATGATGTTTGCCCTTCCAACAACACCTTCGAACAGGTTTGTCGCATCGTCAAAAACGAAGTTTGTAAGAGTTTCGTTGTCCGGAACGCCGTTTTCGATAGCTTCCTGGAGACGCTCAGACTGATTGATCTTCCTCTTGATAAAGAGTTTTTCAGTCAGAACTTTCTCGAATCCCGGTCTGGTGCCGATTTCTGCTTCGGTATCAAGAGCGTGAACAAATGCTACCTCCGGCAGTAGTTGTCCAGCCATAAGTCTGTAATACTCGGCTTTCCAAAACGGTGTCTTTACATCTGGAAAAATGGTATCGAGGATACCAGGTCTTGCCACAGAAAAATTCTGAGCGAAATTTAATCTTTCTTCTGCTGTGATAGCTTCTAATACATTGTATGGCATATTGGTTATACCTCCTTAAAATACTGGATCTGTTGTGGTTACAAAAACAATTCCCTGCGCGGTAAGCTCTGTTTTTGCAGTTTCGTCGACTGTGACTGGCAGCCTTTTCTCAAGGACACGTCCTGCTACGATCACGGAAATCGGTCTTTTAGCATCATCTGTCATATCAACATCTTCAAATACGATTCCTTTTGCATCAGTCCCATTTGTCGGATACACGGAACCTGCTTTGATGATTTTTTTATCATTTACTGCCGTTGCATTTGTTGCGTCTGCGGTGTAAGTTTTCAGTACCAGTCCAACCTCAGATTCGAGAATGTTGGGAGTTGACTCATACTGTTTTGTTTTCATAAAAGCCATAATCTAAATCTCCTTTACTTACTTAAAAATTAACCGGTGCATTGTCACCTGCCGGTTCTGTTTTTGGGTTCATGCGTGCTGAGTAAGCTTTTGCGTACTTAGCTGCCGGACTATCGTTATCATCTTTTTTCTGTCCCTTGTCTGAATTTCCGCCACCTGGATTCGGAGTATTGTCAAGAACTGCTTTCTCCCATTCAGATTTAGCATTATCCAGAGCTGCTTTATTTGCTTCGGAAATTCCATCAACAAAAGTTTTGACTTCCTTCATTACGTCTTCAGACTTGTCTGCTGGCATAGACGAAAATGCTTTGATAGCGCTTGCATATGTTTCTGTGGAAAGTCCCGCATTAGCGAAAGCAGACGTAATCTCGCTGGAAAGTGCTTTCCTGTTGGATTCGGCAAGTGCTTTTTCCAGGTCGGAAATCCTCTTTTCGTTTTCTGCTTTTTCCTTCTGCCGCTCCACTTCCTGCCTTTCAGCATCCGTCATATTCTGGGCTTTCAAATCATCCAGTTCCTTTTGAAGGTCATCTGCTTTATCAGCTTTTTCTTTCAGAGAAGTGTTTTTTTCTTTCACTTTCTTTGTCTCTGTTTCAACAGAATCAAGATATTTAGTCACCTGCTCTTCAGACGGTTCCTCGATTCCAAAGCCAATAAGTACCTGTTTTGCCTGTTCTCTTGTCATAGAAATCTCCTTTCTTTCAGACCATCACACTTTTTTCACACGGTTCGCTCCGCACATGATCTGTACCCGATTTACGCTCACGGGCTGTTGCATTATTTTTGTGTATTAAAAAAGGAACCTTAGATGTTATTCCTTGGTTCCTTTGATAATTGAATTTACGAGTTTTGATTGATGGCTGAAGAATTTACCATTGAATCAATTTCAGCCAGATTCTGACTGTTTTTATCAATCAATTGTTGTGCTTTTTGCATTTCTGCGTCCGGGTCTGCCAGTTCGGGATATACAGTTCCCAGATAAGGCAAACTCATTTCATATACCTTTTGTGGATCGCTGAAAAGTCCGCAGGTAATCAATGCAATCAGCGGATGAATTTTATTTTTAAACAGATAGTCAAGAGCCTGTGCTTTGATAAGCATGTTATCTGTCGGGTTTCTGGTTATCTTTACATCAAAATCTCGTGTTGAGATTGAAATATCCTTTGTGGTCTGTCGGATGATATTTAGAATGATTCTGGCACTTGTTTTCTCAGCTTCCCGGATAAATGGTTCATCCAGTTTTGCTCTGCGTTCTGCAAAATCCCATCCATTTCTGAGATATACAGCTTGACCGGTATCGCCAGACGATTGTTGCTGCCTATCCGGCATTCCCTCAACAATAAGCATGTTGCTGTAGATATCGTCTTTTGCGACTTGACTTTCTGTTTGATTCAGTTCAGCGGTCATCAGGTCAACATCTGACTGGCAACCATTTCCAGTATCCTTTACAGAGATCGCACCAAGCTTAATCATTTTCAGAAATTCGCTTTCATCAATCTCACAGTTCTTAAACTTCATAAGAGCTTGCACGAACTGTTCTACGCCATCCATTCTGTTCGACTGCATGTTGTTCATAGTGTCAAACATGGTTATCGCAATTTCGATATCAGAAAGACGATCGTGGTTATTCGGGTACTCAACTACCGGGATGCCACCAAAACCATTGATGCCGGTTTTTGTAATCTGTCCATTCTGAATCTCAAAATATTGTTTTGCTGAAAAACATAAATAATACTGCTGTTCATTCTCATCTTTAAGGATTTGAACCGAGAGCATCGCTTTTCCGGTCTTCCGGGAATAAACAATGTAACAATCCCCCGGATATGGTATAAAAATCCGGAACGGTGGTAACTCACTGTCCTTTGTCCAGTCATCTTCTTTCAAAATTGCTTTGTATGCGGTTCCTACAGCACTTTGATAAGTACCTAGTTCAATGTTTCTAGCTTCTGCATTTGCTTCGTCCAGATAGTCGTTAAACAGATCTACCTGCTCATTTGCTTCTTCTGTAGCTTTTTTCTTCTTGCATACATACTGGATAGGTTCGCCATATGTCTGTGATGCTTTGAAGCGGACAACTTCCAGTGCATGGTTCTCGCATACACGGTTGTTAATTTCCGGTCGCACCACTTTTTCTCTATAAAGAATCGGCTGATCTCCTTTGTAGTACCGGTACAAATAGTCAATCAGTACCCTATTCCGGTTATGAGTGCCGATTGTATCAGAAACAACTTTTCTGACGTTTGCTGTTGTAATCTGGCTTACACCGGTATAGGCAATTTTGCGACCAAACTCGCCCCGGCATAAGTCAATGAAATTCATTTTATTTCTGCCCACTGCCTACACCTCCCATTTTCGGGCATTAAAAAAGCACCGGATTATTCTCCGATGCTCGTTTTACAGGTTACATTATATTATACATAGAACATATGATTCCATATTAAAACATATTAACTTTCAAAATGCTTTTGTTTTCGTAGAGCTTCAATAGCTTTTCCATGGCAGGAACGGATATGCTGTACGGAATATCCCATCTCGTCTGCGACCGTGACCAAATTTTTAAATTCTATGTATCTCTTATGGAGTAAGGATGAGTACATGGAGTTTTCCATGTCATTAATATCTCCGGAAACTTTCATTTGCAATTCTGCCAGTTCCTTGACATCAGATGCTATTTCCTGCTGCAATTCAACAATTCTGGTTACAGCATCACCAACACGGTCTTTTCCACCGGAAGTCTGCACTTTATCTCCATTTGAAAAAGAAGATATACTGGTTGCCAAAAGCCTTAAGCGGTATTCTTCCTGTATTTTGTTCTGTATTTTTCTATCAGAATCTTGCACTTGCTCAAGATATTGTCGTGTGTTCATCTCATTCTCCCTCCCCATAATGGATTGCGCATAGCTGTCACTGTACCTACATTTCCTTTTTCTATAAACATCTGAAGCTGAGTAAGACCGTCCGGTGCATCATCATGCACATTCTTTCCGAGCTGGACAAAGAAAGTAAGTTCGTCCATAGCTGCTTGATACTCTTTGCTCCGATGTTCTTCGTCCAAAAAAATAAAGTTTCTTTTTATGTCATCTGAATATGCGATGATCTTAGACATTTTTTCCATATTCCCTGGCGCACGGCTGGATGTGCAGCTGCATTTATACTTCTGTTCTTTGAGTTTTTCATCCACGTACATCTTGTACATATCACCACCGTTGTTTGCCTCGAAGTTAATCTGTCGTATCTCGTTTCCAACGATTTTTCCAACAACAAGTGGAAGGGTAACTTCTTTCGTTCCTTTGTTAAATACCCAGTCAAAAATATAGATATCTCCATTTTCGTATTCTCGCCCAATAGGCATTGAAAGACTATCTCCACCGCCCCATGCAACATCACAGGCAGTAACAACACGGCTGTCACCCTCCGGAAGTATTCCATTGTAGTACCGAAGTCCATCTTCCGGAAAAAGGATTCCTTCACGGATAAATGGATTTTGCTGATATTTGGCTTGCCATTCGTTAGCATCCAGCCTTGATTTCATATCCACGTAATATTTTGTGGAAAATCCTACTCCGTAGTCATAATCAAAGTTGGATTCACCGTTTTCATTCAATGCCGGAATTTTTCTGAAGCGGTACCGTGGATTATTTTTCTTTTCAGTCTCCACTCTTCCAAGGGGATCCATGACATTCCATCGTGTTCCGACCATTAACTCTCGTGCACCGTCATTTTTACGGTCAACCAGAACGTTCAGATAATCCTGATACCGGTTTTCCAGACGTGTTGGGCTTAATGATTCAGTTCTGTCACGAACAAGGTCATCCACATATAAGTAACCGTCTGAAGATATATCTACGGAACCTGTCCATGTTCCGTCAATACCACGACAAGTCAGTGTTGAAAATCGGTCCGGCGCGCCAAGATTGATTTCTTTCTTTTCTGCCGATTTCTTTTCAAGGGTTGCAGACGGAAAGATTTCATTGAAAGTATATTCTGGTGTCGAAATAAGGTTCTGTATTTCTCCGTAAAATCCGTCGGCAAGGATTCCACTGTGACCACTCATAGCGTTATGGCTGTTCGGGCGTTTACCCATTATCCAGGACAGGAAAAATATACAGGTGGTTGACTTTGCGGTTCGGGGCGGCATAGACACGCCAAGGAACTCAATCTTTCCGTCCTCTAAGTCCTGCAAATCCTGTACAAGAACATTTAATGTCTTTTTTCTAGGCTCATAGAATTTTCTTCGTGGTTGTCTGTTCTTTTCCATGTAGTACAGATAACTCTCGAATAACCATGGAGCTTCCAGCAGCAAATACTGCCAGTAGATATCATCAAAATTACCGCTTCCCGTCAGTGCAGCTTGCCTTGCAGCTACGTTATGAGCATACTTGCTTGCTTTCATTGCCATTTGCTGTGCTTCTAAATTCTCCGTAAACGGCAAATCAATGTTCATGTTTAATAACAGATCAAGGCAGTCTTTCTGATTCTGGTAAACAGACATATCTCCGCTGATGATTTGATTTAAGACTACCCGATACCATTCAAATGAGCCTTCTGTAAATTTTTGCATAAAAATAGAGCCAGACCTCCTTTCTTCTTAGGATTTAGTCTGGCTCTCATGTGGCTCTCTGACTGGTTTATTTATTTTTCTTTTTTAATTTCAAGTATTTTCTATATTTGCGGCTGTATTTCCGAAGAATCAAATCAAGCATGATGCTATTTGTTTGTTCTGTGTTTTCTGACATAGTTGTGAGATACGGATAATCTTCTCTATCATCTACTAATGTCTTGAAAATTAAGTCTAAAGCAAACTGAGCGCTGATAGGTGGGTCGCACAGTTCAAAGTCTTTATCCTTGTACCACTCATCAATCTTCTTTTGGAATCCATCAAACGATATTTCTTCATTCCATATCATACATTCACCTCACGATGCTTCTAAGTGAATCCCACCACTCGTCTTTTTTATTTATATCTTCTACTCGTTCGAACATAAATTTCAACTTATAAATATCTGATTCTGATGCAACAGATTCAGTATGCATGAGTTTGAATTTTCTTTTAAGATATCCAATTTCAAGAATGCATTCCTCCGGAAGATCAGTGTAATTCATGACGCATTCTACCAAAACAATTCGTTTATCTTCTTCATGATGTATTTCAATGTCTGCCAGTGCATTAATGATTTCTTCATCAATAACCTTAACGGGATAATTCACTACACCATATTTCATATATTCACCTCAGTCTGGAATCCCTAATTGTTTGTAAGTAAATACGGCTGTATACTTCTTCCCACACTTGCAGCAAGTTTCCGTAATGGTACAGGTCTTTTCTTTATCGTCGCACTCTGAAATAGCTGAATCCCGGAATCTACATCCGCCTGTCAGAATACATTTAATCCGTTTTATGTTCATCTGGTTCCTCCAAATAATTGATAATTTCATGTGCGATATGTGCCAATTCCATTCTGGTATGTCGCTCAAAAAATTCATCAAAGTCAATTTTGAATACTGAATCAAATTTCTGTGATTCATTGATTCTTTTTATAGTTTTATCAAGTTTTGTTTCTGGATAAGGTGGGTTTATATAACAAGTCAAAGGATTATTTTCATTATGTACCTCCGAATCGCATATAACCGGATACCATTCAACAGCAGTTCTTTCTCCTGCGTCTTTTTGAATTAGAATATTTGAAAGTCCTCCAATATAACATTTTATGACCATATCATCATTTTTTATTTTTACTGAATATTCCTTTTGGAATTCAAATGCAGTGTACTCAGTATAAAATTTTAAAACGGTCTTTGTAATTGGCGGATAAGATGTAAGAAGAATTTCCTCGATATCAATCTGCGCATATGTTTCTATTCCAAGTTCGATGATCTCAATCGGAATCCTTTTAACCACAATTCTCATACATTTACCTCAAACTCTTTCTTGCAGTTGCTACCCTTGCATTTCAATTTAAGATGCCGAATTTTTGTCTCTGGGCTAATCAGAAGTGCTTTCTTCTGGCAAAACGGGCAGCACGCCCATACGCTTCCTTTTATGTTTTTTATTAACGCCTGTCCGTCCCATGACTCTGGTGGATTCATGATCTGTGAGAAGTCTATTCCTTCGAATTCGAACGCTGATTTAATGCTCATTAAAAAATCTCCTCAAATCTTGGTAAATATTTCCATGTTGTAGTTATCACGGATATAATCCATGCATTCAAACAGTTTTTTTCTAACAAATTGATCGTTTGCAATATCTGGATGTATGTTCAATATGCAGCTATCCTTTTTGCCGTCTTTCTGAAATTTCTTCCAGTCAAATGTCATTACGAACAACGGAATCCTTGTAAGATTCTTTGTCTTATGCCTTATGTATAGATTGAAAAGTTTCTTAATCATAGCGTTCTCTCCTATCTTGTAGACCACGTAACTATTTTATTCTTGCACTGCGGGCATATGATGTATTTCTGCTTACGTCCATATCCAGATGGCATATTTGTAGCAAATGCTTTCTCTATGCATTCTTCTTTCACGTCTTCGTTTTCATCATAGCTCAATAACGCACCGCACTTATCGCAAGTTACTTCTTTCTTTGTTCCCGGTTTTAATATTTTAATCATGACAATTCTCCATTTTTCATCATGCTGTCTTCTCAAACAAATCAAGAATAAACTCCCGTCCCATCTGTGTGATTCGCCTGTGGTAGATTACTTTTCCATAATCCAATACTTCCTGTTTGATTTCCTCGTATCCACAGTCACTGTAGTTGGAGTACATTAACCACGTACCGTTTACCTGATACTGTATCTTTTTCTCTGCCAGAATTCGGTTTAGCTGCATTGCTGATTTCAGTCCCAGTTCTTTTGCAATCTCAGTAATCGTATATGTCTTATTTACGTGCATCAGGATAGCATTTTTTCTCTCGGCTTCTACTCTTGCAGCACGTTCCTCTTTCAGTTTAGTCAGAAGCTCGATACCGAAGTCTGGATTGTTAAGAATGTTGTCAATCACGTTATCAGTAGCATATATGCCATGTTTGTGGATTGATGGTAACACTTCCGATGTTACCCACTTTTTAAAATGTTTAGCAGACGGAAGCTTGCTCGAAAGAATAAGGCTGTAAAGACCAGATTCATTAACGATGTACATTTCACGGCTTTGACCTGAGTCGGTGAAACGCCTTGTCAGCTTATCTTCATCATCCACATGTCTCTTTATTGCATCTGATGTATCTTTATATCCCAATATCTCTGCAACGTCTTTTCCAACGAAATATGGCACTTTCTCAACCATCACTACACGTACAGAACCTAATTCTGCATTTTTAAAAACTTCCGGTTTATTCATTTCTCTCTTTCCTCCCTATGCTTCATCTGGCACTTGATCATCTTTGCTATGTTCTCACGTTCCTGTTTTATCCCATGCCCCTGACGGAACAATTCGCATTCAAGGATATTTCCGCACTTGGAACATTCATCTTTGATTTCTTTGCCTGCTATTTGCATTATTCGTCCTCACAATAAATAAAAAGGTGTAGGGCAATTTGTTTAAGATCATTCTTTCCGTATAATCGGATCCCATCTTTTGATTCTCTGCCAATCAGCCAATCTGCTAATTTAAAAGGTGGTTTAGGGGGTTCTCCCTCTTTTGGGGCTGCCGCTTCAGCATTTGACTGGATAGTAAGTCCGTACCACAAATGACGGTGCCAGTATTCCAATGCTTCTGGGCTGCATCTCTCTTCTAATTCCGAAAATACCTTTTTGTAATCAGATAATTCTTTTTTCATTTTCTTTGCTTCTTGTTTTGTCATTTTCAATACCCTCCCAACATTCACAACTATCATCCAACAATCTGAAATCTGCCCGATACTCACTGTCACCATTACAGCATACGCCTTCTTCCAGTGCGTACCATTTGCATTTACAACAATAATCTTTTTCCATAATGTCACTCCCAAAATTAAAAAAGTCCGGCGGGTGGACTTGAACCACGCATCGTCGCCCAACGCGAACCACCGGAACCAATCAGAAGGTAAATTTGAGCATTTTGGAAATGCTTTCCGGTAATGGCAATTTACCGGAATCGGAATGTCAGGAATCGAACCTGCGACACATGACTTGTAAGTCACTGCTCTACCGCTGAGCTACATTCCGTGCCGCTTACCACGGCTGATCACCTCGGTAAATGAATGAGATGATTTCCATTTTGCACAACATATAAATGATATGCTTTTCGTACTGCCCAGCAGTCCTCAGGATAAACATCAACCTTTTCCCATGGGTTTAATCCGCTTGAACCATAGACTGCCCGTGCACTGACAGCATAGAACGAACGAATTAATTGCAGGAGACGGATTTGAACCGCCGTTCTCAAGGATATGAGCCTTGTGAGATTCCACTTCTCCATCCTGCCTTAACCCGGATTGTACCGGGTTAGCAATAGGTTTATCGTGTTATGCTTTCCACTAGGCTGTTTTCATCCGTGCCAGTCCCACGGAGTTGTTTCGGAGGATTATTCCTGAAATGCCTCTTGAAAACTCCCTGTCGTCAACGTGCACTCATTGGCGACATATTCAACTCAGAGACAGAACCGAACGGGAAGTTGTCTTTTCACTCCGGCTACGCCGTTACGTACCTTCTGAAAAGCAACCCACATACACACATTCGGCAGCTTTTTCTATCCACAAAACGGATGGATAGCTTTGGGAGAAAAGGAAGCTCTGGGGCTCGAACCCAGGACCGACCGGTTATGAGCCGGTTACTCTAACCAACTGAGCTAAGCTTCCTGAGTAGCAAAAAGATACAGGGTCGCTGCGATATCTGCCTTTTTACTACTGTTGCAGTTCTTGACCACCAGCTGCAACAAAGGTTGAAACCACCCGGAACATTTGACTGTTCCTTTAAGCATCGCCGTTGCGATAGGTGGTTAAAGGGTATTTCATTAAAAAAGGGAAAAAGAAAATCCAATCTGCATCAGAGGAAAGGCAAAACTGATGCAGAGCGGCGCATGTGGGATTCGAACCCACGCATAACGGAGTCAAAGTCCGGTGCGTTACCGCTTCGCCAATGCGCTATGTTGCGGCAGTCGCTCAACCCTGCCGCACGTGATATACTTCAAAAACACCATTGATATATTTACGTTTTTTCCTGGAACGCCTGTATCAGTCGTAACTCATTTGGAGGAAATTTGGTTTTGGATATCTGTTTCATTATTATAAATCCGTACTGATACAGGCTATCTAGGGATTTCATGCCTCGTCCTGTCCGTGATAAACCTTCCTCCAAGTCCATACGGCGAGGACTGTACCTTTGCTTTTATTATTTTAACCCGCTCTACCAATATCAGCGGAGTTAAAACCATTGGAAATGCCATTAACATTTATTTCACCTCACAGGGATGTCAAAAATAAAATCACGCTTATTCCGGTTCCAATAAGAATCATCGAACAAGCGGCAGATTCCCATTTGTCTTTGTTGTTATTTGTCACGATTTCGGAACTCGCTGAAACAAACATTAAAACGTTGATGGCAAGTGCGATTATCGTAAATATCGTCCTCATTGTTTTTCTCCAATCATGAAATCAAGAATCTTTTCTGCTGTCTCTTCTTCAGGCTCAAATGGAAGCCCACATGTAGAATAGATTTCCAGAGCCGATTTCAGGCTTGATTTGAAGCCTTGGTATATTTCTCCATGTTGAAGCAGTTCGTGTCTTAAAACCGAAATCGCATCAGTAATTGATTTAGAACTAACGCTAATCTGTGCCAGACATTCCATTTCAATATCCGGTCTTCCCATCATTTCAAAGTTAAACGTCGGTACTTCATCGACCGCAACATGAAAATCAACCGATTTTACCCTCGGTACTTTATGTTCGTCAATAAAGTACTGTGTCCCCCTCCAGTCATACGGAGTCGGATTTACAATCTTCACAACAGACATTTTCGTATCCCCTTTCCTGTGCGTTACAGTACACCAGAAGGTGCTCTGCGATTTCCTGAAGCTGAACCGGGTCGTATTTTGGAATTGCAACCAATTTACCTTCAAGCATCGGGGATAGTGGTGCGAATACCGGTGCGTCTGTAACAATCGTTGCTTTTATCAGCATAGCTGCTACGTCAACTGGTTCTGACGGTAACAGTTCATAGATTTCTTTTTCTTTATTCATGTCTCTTTTACCTCTCCAAAATATTCTTTGTATAACTCATAGTCATTTCTTCCAATTAGGTCTTTAACCTTGTATTTTTGCTCCATTTGAAGATCACTGTGTGTGTAAATGGTTTTTGTAACCTGTATACGATAATCGCCGACATCAGTGATTCCGCTTTCAGTTTCAACTTCTTCTTTAGTGGAAAACCAATTCCCGTTCGGAGTCAAGAAGTAAACTCTTTGCACTGCTCTTCCGAGTGCGATATATTCCAAACTTGCTTCGTCCGTAAAAACTTTTTTCGCTGATTCCGTATCATACAATCTTCCGTCCTCCAGAACAGCTTTCTTGTGATGATACTCGTACGAGCGATCATGAGCTAAAGGCTTTTCAAGTGGATGGCATTCAGAAGACCTTTTTTGTTTTTTTAAAAATTTTTCAAGCATCGTCTTTTACCTACCTTTTCCGAAAATACTGTGTCAAGGCTTCACGGGTAATCTGCGACACGCTTTTGCCGGTTCGGTTCTTTTCAGCTATAAGTCTTTGCTCCAGCTGGTACGGCAACCGGATGCGAATGGATTCGGATTGGCAACCTCTATTCTTCGTCATAGAATATCTCCAATTTTTTCAACTCCTTAATTGACGTTTCAGCGTTATACGAGAGAATCTTTAACGCCATATCGCTCACCATTTTCTCTTCTAATGTCACATCTCTTTTGCTTTTTATAGCAGGGCAACTGATAACTGTAATATTTACTCCAATGTCGCTTGTTATGGTTCTCCATTGTTCAAGAATTTTTTCCTGCTCATCTCCAAGCTCTTCAATAGACCAAATATATAGCTCATCGGAATCAGACAGAATTGACATCATTTTGCGGTATTCATCTCTACTGTTTTCGGAATCTGTGTAAATTTCAAATATCCCTTTGTAAAACAAAAGCTCACGTTTAATATCAATGTCAATTCCAAATCTTACTTCTCTTACATATCCAATTTTCATTTTTATATACCTGCCTTTCTTGGTATTGCCTTATTTTGTGTCGGCAGAGAAACCGTTAAGGCTTACGGCTTGTCGTGTTGCAATCACTATCTCTGCCATGTGAAAAGAGCCTTTTTGTTGTTTTATTTGCTTTGGGGGCTCACCCGGCTCCTGGTGGCTTTCCCTCCAATGGGGTCCCCGTCTCCTCCGCACGCTATCCGGTCAGCCCGCCGCCCCATGGGACCCGCTGCACCGGATCACGCTGTTGTTGTTCGGCCTTCGGCGGTGGCTAAAAGTAATGTTTAATATCGAACATACGTTTCTATACGACAAACTCTCGTTTTCCATATAGATCGATATACAACATGCACAAATACTGGCGTTGTAACTATACGCATTGTATAAATACTGCCGTTTTCGTGCTAACTGCCGCCTTTTGTCCGTACCTCGTGGACGTTTCCGGGCGGTAGTTTACAGCTTCGGTCGCTCCATCTCCGGAAGCTCCAGCGCGTCCTTGTACCGGTCCGCGATCTGCTGCGCTGACTGTTGCGGGATGCCGTTTTGTTGCCCTGCTGGAACTGGTGCTGTCTCTGCCATGCCGTATGCAACTTTGCAGGCAAAGATCAAGTTTGCGTTTGTTCCGGTCTGATTATGCAGTTTATCAAGAGCGAAAGCGCCACACGTTTCTTTCCATTTTTTCACCGTCATGCCATGCGCAGTGCCCCTCCTATAGTCCCCATTCATCCAGTCTGTAAAGGTCATTCCATTAATTCCAACCATAATTCCAAACATCTGTAAAGTAGGTGATATACCATATCTACCGCAAACCCTAATATATATATTAAATATCTTGTCTAATAGCTCTATATCATCATTACCAGGTTTTTCTATACGATCTGAGATATAGAAGAACATATCTATTCTGTTATCTGCTATATCTTTCTTGTACTTTTCTATACTGTCGTAATCTTCTTGGTGTATGCATAATACAGTGTTGATATACTCATCTACTAATTGCCATATTTTATTTTCATATACTTCAATTCCTTGTACTGTAGTTGTTGTATTTTTCACTGTATCACCTCACTTTACAACGTTAATCTGTTAATTTAGCAAAATAAAAAGGACGATACTAAACCGGTCAGCAATCGAAGAACACGCCCAGCAGCTACACCCAGCGCCGGAAGTTCCGTAAATGCTTTTCAGTTTTTATATCGTCCTTTGTTTAAAAATCGTAAATGTATTTGCTTATCTGCCATTTACAATAGCACATATAAGCTGTTAATGCAAGCATAAATTTATTTTTATTGTTCAAGGTATAATAAAAGACCTATTGATAAAATAATTCGTTATAACTCAATATACAGTGTTATAGAACTATATATATTATAATATAGTATATCTAAGTATATATTAATAAACTCAGAATCTAGGAGGGGCTTAAAAGATGTTATTATACGGTACTGTATAGAATTAATTAATAGGAGATTATTTATATATATAATATAATATAATTATAAGGGGCGTTTTGGCACAGAAAAAGCCAGGCTTCCGGCGTCTGATCCGGTTACCTGGCTGAATGATTTTTATTAATTTTCGATTAGCTCGCCCCTCCTGAGTTCCTCGTTGATGACACGATAGCACATTTTACAAAAACCTGTCAAGTCAAAAGCAAAAAATATTTTTCTTGACAAAACAAACGTTTGTGTGCTATGAATAATTTAACAGACTTCGGCGGCGGGTCTGTTCTCCCCTCGTTAGCCGCCACAAAAAAGAGTTTAAGCCCCTGGAGATTATCCAAGGGCTTTTTTGCAATAAGACTATTAATTTTTCATCATTATGGTATAATATTGTTGTCGCTTACAGAGGATGTTCTGTAAGTGGAGCGACCAACAATTCCGGTCGCCGAGGGTTGAAACAATAATTTTAAGTGTAAAGAGCTGGAAAGCAGCTCTTTATTCTTTCGCATTTTTCCCCTCCTTATCTTTCTACCAGTTTCCACTGGTTCTTCAGAAATCCTGAAATTCTCGGGACGATTTCGCTGCATCCCTCGACGCCCTCCGGGAAAAAGTTGCCTTCGTTTCCGTGCTGCACGTAAAAGCGTTCCTCGTCGTGTCCAACGATCGTATATGGACCGTGGAACACTTCCGCCGGGATTTCTGCCCCTGTTATTTTGTTAATTTTTGTGGCCTTGCTGACCACATCATATAACTTCTTCATTTCTTACTTCCTCCCCATTCATATGTACCGCGGAAACGTCTTTCATTTCCACTTTTTCTCGCTTCCTCATTCAGGAAGCTTTCTACTTTGCCGAGATCCCCAAAGGTAACCGTCTGGGATGGAAATATTTCCGCCCCGTTGTAAATCTTAACAAGATAGTTTTTATAGCTGTCTACAGAAACATGGTATTCCTTGTTTCCGATTTTTTCCATGTGATTGGTCCATCCGTTTACTCTAATCATTTTTCCCTCCTGATCCGCCCCACCCTGGGGCTGTGTGCTTGCCTTCTTTAACTGTCTTTATTATATTCTAATATTAGAATAATGTCAAGGGATTTTTCAATAATATTTTATTTTTTCTTCGTCTGTCGGTTCGATTTCGATCACGTCGCCAGGCTGCATTTTTAACATGATACAGATTTTGTTGAGTGTTTCTAATGTGATACTTTTTCCAGCCTTTATGTTTTGCGCTGTCTGCGCCGGAAGAAGTTTTTCCCTTTGTATACGGGTTTGAGTATATCCTTTATTTTTAAGCTCTGCAAAAACATCTATTTTGTATTTAATCATTGCTTTTCCTCCTGTTCTGCTTTTTCTTCTATATATAATGTAACATTTCGGTTCCATTTCGTCAACAAAAAAATATTCTAAAATTTGAATAAAAACCTATTGACATTATTCTAATATTAGAATATAATATAACCATCAAAGGAAAACAAAAAACATTCACCCCGGACGCCGATCCGGGAGAAAGAGAGGGAACAAAATGAAAGACACTATCCTTAAAGCTTTATCAAATATTAATTGCTTTTATTCAATCGTCTGGATGAAAGCGACAGGCAAAGACAAATACACATTCAGAGAGGAAAGCAAAGTCCACGAAATGTTATTAGCTGCTATGTCAGTAGTCATAAAGAGGAAAACAGTATGATAATTGGAATATCAACAGTCGGGAAATGTGTTTATGATCTCCCCGAAGAGATCAAGACACTGGAAGAAATGCGGGCCTTGATTTACGGGACACATTACAACCCAGAGACCCGGGAGGAGCTGCAATGGCAGCCGAAGCTCCGGGGGCTTAACGGCCCAATGTACAATGGCTTGCAGATTTTGGAATCCGGTGAAATAGTTCCGGTCATCCGATACGAAAAACCATCTAAATATTAACCCCATCCGGCGGCGGTCAAGCCGTAGCCCCAACGCAACCGCCGGATTTCAAAAAAAGAAGAAAAGGAGAAAAAAGTTATGGCTTATAACATGATATTAACACCAGAACAGGAGCAGAGAAGGAAAGACAGCAAACAGGCGCTTGAAAGTCTGAAATATAACCCGATGTGCTACGGCTGTAGAAAGCTGTGTGCAGGATGTGACGGAACCACCAAAAAGCTGTGGGACGGCTGCATCTGGTACGAGAAAACCGATTTTCCGAGTGTTTACGCACTGGCAACATATGCCCCAGAACTGATTAAAAATGAAGATTGGTTCTCATTTGACGAGTTCCTGGGCGATCTCAGAAACGACCGCGCCGAAGTCGTTAAACACTTGAAATGGCGCGCAGCTGGTCATCATTTTTTAAACGAAGTGCTGACCGACAGATATATTACAGCTTGCAAAAAGATTTTGAACATTTTAAAGGAGGCGTGAAATTATGGCAAACACAGTTAAATTACAAGGGATTGCCGGCCACCAGGAAGGAACCCCAACAAAAAAATTGAAAATCGGTGATGTGATCGTGTGGAACTTTGGCTATAAATCAGAGGTGGTTGAAATTAACCCGAGCAAAACCGGAAAAACTATTACCTTCATGCTGAGAAGTTTTGAAAGTGGCGAAATCAAGCCCCGTAAAATGGGAGCTGATCGGCTCGTAGTTGTTGAACCAAGAGAACCAGAAAAGCCCAAAAATGAAATTGATCGGGCAATTTCAGAACGGAAAAACACATATTTCGGGATTTATTCCGATGTTGGCACGGCTTTAGAAAAATTCACAACTGAAGAACTAGCGGATTATTATTTAAAACGTTTTGGAGATGGCGGCTTGCGGTATTTTCTCGAGCAACAAATAATAGCTGCTGAAATCGCGAAAGAAAAAGCATACTAGGCCGGCAAGCGTACCGGGGAGCATTTCCCCGGCGGCTTTTTAAAATAAAAATTAGGAGGAAAATAAAATGATTAAAATTGACATGTGGTATGGTGATAAAAAGGAACAGGCAACAGGACTTGATATCTGGTTTAACGATCTCGGTTGTTTTTATTCTGGAAATATTACAATTTTTGGAAAAATAGTGGGCGATTATTATGCCGACAGCGTGCAAGAAATTTGCGGAGCGTTCCCGCATCTGAAAAAGAAAATCAATGATTGTTTGGACTAGGCGCAATGGTTCCGGCCGGGTTCGATTCCCGGCAGCGCCCTTTAATACCAGCCGAAAAGCTGGTATAATAAAACAAATAAAAAAATGGAGGATAAAAACATGAGAAAAGAGGAATTATTATCAAAAAAAATCAGAAGCGGTAAAAGATATTCAGTGGTACGTAAAAAACGTGCTTACTGACGAGGATCTGAAAGCATTTTCAATCCCGCAGCTCAAAAAAATGATCGAGTTAATTGATCGCGCGGAGAATTTCCGCAAAAGCTGCGAGCCTTTTTGCACGCTATCAGCAATCGAGGTTGTACAGAAAAGCACCGGGAAAATTGCACTTTTCGCAAATTCCGGAGAAGTTCGCGAAGAAACCGCCGAAGAGTATTTGGACGGTAGGAGCGAATGGGACGGCGGCGCGAGAATGTACCGAGAGATTATAGAAAACAGTGAAAAGGCGTGACATCTGTCACGCCTTCCCGCCTTTTCACACAAACAAGTGTATAATAATATTTTCCAACTCAACACCACACCGTAGACTGTGGCGACTCTCAACGGAATCATGGTACGTTAAGAATCAGCAACTGTTGCAAGCTGATATAATCACAATACATCATGCAGCTGGAAAAGTCAAGTCAAATTGACGGACCGATAAAAAAAGCGATCTAACAACGCACGTTAGACCGCCCTAGAAAATGCATTCGAAAAGTCGAATAGCATTCAGCTACTACAATATAACATTTTTTCTCAAATAGTCAATACTTTTTTCTGCTCTTCCGGTATCCAGTCCGGCGCCAGGTTCACGGCCTGGGGAGCAGATCAGGCTTGCAAAGTCTATCTACAAGTCACGTACCTTGACAACTTAACATTTTTGTTTGTCCGGAAATGCGGTTATTGATTTGCTTTTTTCGCCGTTTTTCGTCTTTTTGGCGTTTCTCGATGATTTTACCATTGCCGGATTTACAAGCCGTTTTTGTGTGCTTTTGTTAATCAATACTCACGGTTGACGGGGCGCCGGTATGGTGATATTATGATTATATATAGCCGTTTCCGGCTCTTTTTGTCGTGCTTGCTCTGGGCAGCTGGCACCGATCCGGGGCGCAGTCTCCGGCCAGTGGCGAAAATGTACTCTGTTTTGGGCTTGCTGTACAATCGCCCTATTCGGCTTTTTAACGGCCGATTAGATTCCGGTCGAAGAAGTGTAGCCTTGTCAGTTTTGCAGGCTTTGTGGGCGAAATTAGAGCGTCAGTTATTGACATCTGGGAAAACACTGGCACCGGTCCGCAGGTGATCCGCAGTCTTTTACAGAATTGGTCATACTGGTTGTGAAACGAACAATATTTCTGGCGGCTCTTGAATATTTGTAATATTCAGACACAGAAAAATGCCGAAAAATGGCCGAAAAAAGAACAGCCCAAAAATAACCTTTATTTCCGGATTTTCACTTTGTTTATCTTGCATATATTAATTCATAGCATCTTCCGAGGGGCTGTGTAAATTCACGAATCAATTTAATTTATTTAATCCCTCAGATTTTCTCCTAGCTGTATTCTTCGTTTTGTATGTGGTCCGTTGTTTCCGGACTTTCACCTTCTGTTCCGTCTTATCTTTCTTCCTGCGAACTTTGTTGTGTGATGATCGCTCAGTTGAGAATCCCATATTTTCCCTCCCTGTCCTTGATCTTCTGGTTTCTGCTTTTGAAGTTGATAATTTCTATGTCTGTTTGCAGTTCCTGTGGTATCCGTCCAACGATGATCACTCTCAGTGGTTCTAATCTCCGGACCATCTCTTGAAACCCCTTACAAAATTCCAGTCGTGATGCTTTTGACTTCACTCGCCCATTGGTGCAGCAGGCAACCGTGCTTCTTTTTGGTATTCCGTCAAAAATCCAATCATAGCAGTATTCCGGCGGTATGTTCACGTTTGGGATCATACGGATCCCGTTCATGTGTAAGTAATGTGCTATCGCATGATTGCGGTACTTCTGCCAGATGTTCATCGCGAATGGCATACCACCTTCTCCGACTGCCATGCTGAAGTCCGGTGCGATCACACTGTTAAAGCATTTTAGATGCTCAATATATTTATCCGGGCAGTTCCAGATTTTCTCAAATTGGTTGTCGTGGATGTAGAAATTGACGGTCAAGTCCCTGTGGTTCTTTATCCGCCGGTCGAAGCTGTCCTTGAAATCTACAGTATCCGTTCCAGGTCTGCCGGTATACCGTGGCATCATGGGGAACTGGTATGGTCCGTCCAGCTCTGCTCCCTCGATCATATATTCTCTCATTATGTCATATGCGGTATGATTCATGGTTATCACCCCTTAAAAACACAAAAAGACATCCTGTTCCGGGAATTGGAACCGATGTCGTCATTAGTATGTTTTCATACTACCAGATATTTAGTTAAATGTCAAAAAATTACATCTCTGCTCTTCCGTTCATCTTTTGTATATTATTTAGATTGCAAATGCGTAAGTGTAGTTAAATTCCTTTTCACATCCATCCACATAGTTGATTTTCCTGTAAAATACGGCGTGTCGTTCTGAGAACTTATTTAAAAAAAAGTATTCAGAACAGCTCTGTTTACCCCGCTCGATTATTGACTTTTTTTTTACATCTCCGGTCTTTAAAAAGAACAAAATTTCGCACTCCTGCGGGCGCTTCGGATTCACTATTATTTTGTCCAAAAACTCACCCAGAACAGCTTTGGTAATATCTTCCGGGCCAATCCCTTGCAAGCCATTTAGTGTTTTCCCGATTTCTTTTAATTTCAAATGAGAATCTTTGTTGGCTTCTTCTTTCGATTCCAGTTCGGAAAGCTTATTGTTTATATTTTGGATTTCATCCTTGAATCTTTCATTTTTTTCAAGGTATTCAGAGTTTGTTATAATTCCATCCAGATTAAGGTCGAGAAGTTTGTCCTTCTTTTTCTCTAGCTGAAGAATCATATTTTTAAGCCGGTTTATCTCAGCCCCATCGTTGCTAAAGTCTATGTTCTTTTCGACCAAACTTATATATTTTTCAATAGCTGTTTGGATATCCCCAGATTTGTTGATAAGGTCTGCAAGCATTATTCTTAATTCTTTCTCATGTATTCCGAAAGAATTGCAGCTCTGCGCTCCGTTTTTTATGCGATAACTACATACCCATCTTACATCTTCACGTCCTCTTGCAGTGCGTTGTTTCATCCAGTACGGTGCTCCATCATTACCGCAAAAGATATATCCGGTAAACAAATTGTTTTGCTTAAAAGATGTTCTGTGGGATTTGATCGCATCGCTCCGTGTTTGCATAATGACATTTGCCTTATTCCATACAGATTCATCTACAATCTGCGGAACATGGTTTCCGTCGTCTTTGTACATCGTCCATTCATCATCTGGCAAAAACTCTTGCTTTTTAGTGAACATATCGACAACTTTTACTTTACCGCCGCAATAATAACCTTTATATTTCGGATTCTTGATTATTTTTTTGATATTATCTCGGCTGAGTTTTCCGCCTTTGTAATTTCGATATCCTTTTTTGTATAGGTATTTCTCAATGGTGGATGTAGACCATTCTCCTGTAGAATACTTTTCAAATATTTCTTTTACCATCGGAGCTGTTTTGGGATCAATCGTAAGTTTTCCGTCTTTTTTGATGTATCCGTATATTCGAGCGCCGAGAACTACACCATTTTTTATTGACTGTGCATGTCCGAATTTTATTCGATTGGAGAGTTTCCTTGATTCATCTTGGGCAATTCCGGACATTATGGTAAGTCTTAATTCACTATCTTCGTCAATCGTATTAATGTTGTCATTTTGAAACCATACGCATACGCCATACATTAGTAATTCCCTTGTGTATCTTATACTGTCTAACGTATTCCTCGCAAATCTGGTAATTTCTTTCGTTACAATCATATCAATCTTTCCAGTTTTGGCATCTGCCATCATGCGTTGAAATTCGTCCCTTTTCTCAGTTCTTATTCCCGATATTCCGTTGTCAATGTACGCACCAACAAACACCCAGTTTTTATTTTGTGCAATGAAGTTTCTGTAATATTCATCCTGGTGATGTATAGAAACCTGTTGGTCTTCTGATTCTGTGCTTACTCTTGCGTAAAACGCCACTTTTAATTTCAGATCGAAAATACTGCAAGTTTTCAGTATTTCTCTAGTACGATAAACGTTCATGCCCCGTTCTCCCTTCTGTTTGGAAGAGCAGAGATAAGATTATTATAACTTCTATCTCATCTCCGCTCAATAGTTTTGATTTAATTTTCAGAAAGAATCTCCATATCAATTTTCTCTTTCGTTTCTTTACTGATTAATCCCTGAAGGTATATGTGTTCGTTCAATGCCAGTAATAATGCTTTGTTCACATTCTACGCTCCTTCCTTTGCCAAAATAGTTTGAAATCATTTCAAAATACTATAGGTATATATTTCTACATAAACTTACCTAAAATGGATTCTGGCGTTTTTTAGTCAATCAATTATTTTATTTTACAACAAATCAAATATATCCATTTGCCCTTTGATTTCATCTTCCTTTTCATCTGTGAAGAATTTGCAGGCAATATAGTTCGGTTTCCAGTCCACATCTCTATTGTAGTTCAGGCATCTCGGATGCTTTCCGGACCGGTACCGCAGACATTCCTCACATCGGTGATACGGATTTGTTCCGCCGGAATCTTTGTACATTGCACTTATCTTAATCATATGGATCGCCCTCTTCAAACAAACTGTATTTTCTCAAAATTTCCACTTCGTGTTCGCACAACTTTATCTGGCATTCATTGTACAACTGCCGTGCAAGAGTACCGATAGTCGGTTTTCCTTCATTTGCCTGATGCACATATTTGTTACTCTTTTCCACTACATTCATCAGCTGTTCCGGTTCAAAGTCGTATGCTCTATGCAGTGCCAAAAGCAATGTTACACTGTTCTCAACATTCGCCCAGTCCTGTCCGTCCGTAAATCCTTGTTCGAAACCGGCGTTGTAGCTTTTCTCTCTTTCTTCTTCCCTTGCGTTTTCTACAACTTTGTTCAAAACGCTCACGCTTCTACTGATCCCGTCTTCCTTGCCTTTCTGGTACGCCTTTTCAATCTCTTCGTTTCTGGCTGCCAGAACTTTTTCTCTGGATTCATCAAACATCCGCTGCATTCTTTCAATCTTTGCAGCTGAATAAGGCATAGTTGCCGGTTTCCCTGTGAATTTTCTTTTTAACACCGCACTGTTCATTTTCCGCCTCCCATGATACCTGCTATCATTTGTTGTTTCATTGTTTCCGCTATGTGTTCCCGAACAGATTCTTCCGGGAATGGGATCTCAAGTGACCGCTCCAGAATCCGGTTGGTGATACGCTCATCATAATTTAGTCGAGAAATACAGTAATTACTTGTGAAAATCGTGATTTTTCGGCTTGTATAGCGTCCGTCGATAATTTCATAATATTTTTCATTTACCCAGTCCTTTTCGGTTTCTGTGCCGAAATCATCAATGATTAGAATATCTGCTCTGGCAAGTTCATCAATCAACTGTTCTTCCGTTTTATCCGGACTGTATCTTTTTCCCCATGTGGACTTGATCTCGTCAAGGATTTTCATAGATGTTGAAAACTTTACCTGTTTCTGATACTTTTCAATCAATTCATTCGCCAGGCTGCATACCATTCGGGTTTTTCCAGAACCTTTCGTGCTAGAGTAAAAATATAGCCCAATTCCCTGCTTTTGCATATCACTGATATTTTCCACCCAGTAGCGAACAGCTTTCGCAGCCTGCCTTATTGTTTCCTGGCTCTCCGGCAGCTGATATACTGTCGACCGAAAATTATTAAACATTGCGTCCTTGTAGATGTCTGGAATCTCTGCAAACTTAAGCTGATTTCTATGAATCATTTTTTTGCGGATACCGCAAGAACACTCCTGGCAGTACGGAACTCCATATTGATCACGGCTCCATACCCATCCGGAATTATCACATAAACGGCAATGTGTCTGAGTCTCCGTCATCGCTGAGTGTTCCAAACGGGATAAGTGGTTCGACTTTTCTTTGAGTTTTTGCACCAGATCCATGTTTCCTGTCCCCATTGTAGTTACCCTCCAAAACCTTTAAGAAATTATTTGGTTTTACAAACCAGTCAAAAGTAATTATCCAGCCATTTTTGTTTTCACCTCTCAGGAAATCGCTGTGGCGAATGTTGTCCATAGCCTTTAAGAGATCATCCATGCCATACTCTCTTATTCGGCCTTTAAGTAACTGGCATCTCTTTGATGCTGGTTTGATATCCCTGATAGGAGCAATGCCAACATTCTGTAATTTGTTCCATTCCTCAATAACACGTCTGACATCTGTCTGACGAATAGTATCTTTAGATACTATTAAATTATTATCTTTTTCTTTATCTAATTCTTCTTTCTTATTCTTTATCTTATTCTGTTGCGTGACGTCACGTGAACTGTCACGTGACATATCTTGTTCAATTGCAAGTTTCTGCCGTTCTCTCTGTTTCTGTTTCCTAATTCTATTCTGTTCTCTGATCTTGTCCATGCCTTCGATATTCTGATGTTCTTCCCATCCTGGAATTGCAAGCATATTTCCATCTCTGGTAATCATTCCAAAATTTTCCAAAGCAGTCAATGCAAGTTGTATTACACTTTCATCAAAGCCAAGTTCATCTGCCAGCAGCTTTTCATTATATGGAATGTTTTCTGTCAGAAAGATAAGCCCATTAGCATTGCATCTTCCGGCCATTGTCAGAAGCATAACCCAAATAAGAACTATGTTGTTTCCTTCTGGAAGTTTTCTGATATGACCGATTTTAACATTATTAAACATCTCTGTTTCAATTTTGATCCAGCTTACTTTAGCCATTAATATAATTTCCGCCTCCATGCACCATCTTATGACACCTCTTGCATAAACAAATTCCGTTGCTTACATCATAAGCAATATTTTCATTATCATAGCAGTCTCTAAATCTTATTTTATGGTGAGCTATGTTTGATTTTGGTCTTCCACACATCTGGCAAATATATTTATCACGTTCTAAGACTTTTTTTCGCCATTCTCTATATTCTTTCGTATGTCTTTCTCTTTCTCGTTCTCCATATCCTGTGGTTTCTTTAAACAGAGGCAATTTATATATACCATTTGTCGTTTTTTTCAAATACCCATTTTCAATCAACTCAAATATATCCTTTTCAGTTATACTTATAATTTGAAAAATCCGTTTCCAATTTCTTAAATATCCGTCATTGTCTGATCGCATACACAAATGAAAATATGCACATTGCGCACTGGCTGACATACTTAAGAATGCGTCACTGTCAACAATTTTCATCGTAAACATTCGTTTCTGTGCCATTTATCTATTCCTCTTCTCTCCAACCTAATTTCTGCCCGCACCTGTTACAATAATTATTCATACCAATATACGCATGATATACCATACTGGAATGAAACATATCTTCTGGGTTATCACTGTTACATTTAGAATCTACATCATCGTCCGAAAAATCAATGATATGCAATCCGCACGGCGGGCATATGCAGGCGTACAAGTTTACATCACGATGACAGTCAAACCCAACATCTTCGTATAAAACTTTCTTCGGGATCTGTTTCTTCAATGCCTTAACCGCCAGTTCCAATGCTTTCTGATATTCCACAAGGTCAGGCATATATGGCCAGTCTTGTTTGATTAAGTCAATGCGTTTCTGCAAGATTTCGATTGCTTCTTCTGACTTCATGTTAATCCTCCACTCCAAACATTTTTCTTAAACTATGCTGATAATTTTTCACTGTTCGTTCAAGAGTACTATAAGCCGGTCTCAGCGTGCATCTTTCTTTGTGCCCATCACATTTAGTCCCGAATAGGATAACGTTTCTGCATATACCGTCTTGACTAGCACGACATTTATTCATTTTCCGTCTCCTCCAGTTTCTGCAAATCTTCTACTTCTTCATCTGTTGCTTCTCCGTCAATGGTTTCTGTGTAATATTTCCATCCTGCCTGATAGCCGTACATGGTGAATTTCTTGCCGCATTTATCACAAGTGTAGGTTTCATTTTCTTCTGTGTAACAATCAACCGATTCCCCTCCAATGTACGTATCTTCGTATGAAGGTTCGTATTCTTTGCCGCAATAAGGGCAGATTATATTTTCATCGTCTTCATAATTCCAATAACTATTGTTCATTCTTCTTCATCTCCTCCAACTTCTTCTCAGCTTCTTCACGAGTAAGGAATATAGAATTTCCAATATCTTTTTTAAAATACATTAACTCGCCGCAATCTCTATCAATTACTTCCAGATTGTATGACCTTCTTGTTATGTCAATCTGTGTTACTGTTAATTCGATGATAGGATTTTTAGCTCCCTTATTAATTCTAAATGCTGTGTCTCCAACCTTACACAGCAACCTCACAAGCAAGCCCTGTTCTTCTAAGTCTTTATATTCTTGCCATTTATTCGCTTCTTCGTAAGTCAAAATTCTTGCGTTTACGGGATGTTTCTTATCCGGTTCAGAAAGCTTCATTTCCAGAGCATCAATTACATCAGCAATAGAAAATGTAGATTCTTCTCCAAATATTTTATGTAGACGTTCTTCTAAGTCTTCATAAGCGGCAAGCTTTTCAATTGCAGGATATAAATATTCTCCGCTTAATATTTTAACAAGAGGTATTTTATTCTCAGATTCAAATACCTTTATCCCTATAATCCCTTTCTTTTCATTATTTGGAACGTATCTTTCTGTTAATCTCTCCATCTACTTCACCTCTTCCGTCTGACTTTCTACAGTATCTGCAAGTAACTTCAAGGCCTCAATAAATGAGTCTGTCAATTCTGTTCTATTTGGGTATTTAGTGAATGTTCTGACAAGGTTTACTGCATCCTTGATTTTTTCTTCATATTCGATAATTTCGGATGCTTCAAGCACTCCTTTATCATTCCAATAAGCAACTGTTCCATTATCCTTAAAAATCAAAATATTTGGCAGTTTGATATCCCTAGATGACAAACTGACTTTATCAGACCATTTATCAAAACCTTGTAACCTTGCAATGTTAAGAATATTTTCATATTCTTCCTGCGTTTTTACGAATACGCTTTTCCCTGTTAAATCAATCATCAGAATCCCCTCCTCCCGTAATCTCATCAATACATTTGTTCCAGCCGATTTTATAGCTAGGCGGTTTGTTTCCTGCTTTGAAATACTCGCCGTTATAAATCCCAGTTACTTTCATTTTCTCCGGCAATGGCTTCAATGGACACCAATCTGGCTTAGTACTTACGTCCTTAATATCTTTCAGCTTTCCTCTGCAATACTGTAAATTAAGTGTAAACCCTCGCAAATAGCATGAGCGGCAGGATTCTGGTGTATCAATTATTAATACTGATTTGCTCATCTCATTTCTCCTGTAATAATTCTTTATTGTCGAAAATGTTTCCAACCACTTCAAAATGTTCCGTGTCAAACTCATCAAGATACTGTCTGTCTGTGCTATTAGCTTCATGTGCTACCCATCCAGCAGCGCCCCATTCAACGGTTTCATATGTTGCATCTTCTGGGTAAGATTCATCCAAGTGTGCCATCAAAATGTCGTTCTCCCAAATCTTATTTCCATTCTTGTCGCAAAGTCCAGTGAACTGGCAGAGAGTTTCTGGATCAACTTCAAGCCACCTAATTACAGGAGTACAAAAACCTTTAAACGCATCAATACCAATAGATATACCGATGCCAATGAATGTCTTGCCCTTGCATTCTGCATAGCATCCCTCAACCCATTCGCCACTGCTATCCCTCTTTGCCTTAAAAAGAATTTCTCTCATTTAACTCCACCACCTTTCACGATTTCGATTGCGCAGTCTAATGCAAGCTTATCTGCCTTATCTCCGCAGGAACAAGTACAAGAATATCTGCAATATCCACATTTTTGATCTGTGCAAGCTGCATATTTCTTATCTTTTATATCTTTGAGTTGTCTTAAAACTTCATCTACATCAAATACTGTCGGCTGTCTATTAATACAATTAATAAATTCTTTTTGGTCAGAATCAATACTCATGCCAATATCCCATATTTTAATATATTCAATTAAGTCGTCCGCATCAATTAACCGCATTTTTTTATTCCTCCATAAACACTTTGCAATGACACTCATAATCTCCACGAAGATACTTTCCATCACTTTCCATATTGAGGTCGCAATCGTGATATTCTCCGTATATACTGCGCTTACAGTCCGTACAGTATACGGCTTGCTTAATCTCTTTGTAGCATTTTTCAGACATATTTCTGATTCTTTTTAAATCATCATCTGACTTTTCTTTGATTTCTTCAGTAGTAGTAAGCCCTGCTCTTAATAGTATGTTGTGTGTTCTTGTTGTTAAATCTAATTTATCAATATTCATTTATTTTTCCTCCCACGCTCCCAACAACCTCATTCTCTCATACAGTACAGCGACGGTCTTGCGTCGGTATCCATAAAAGTCCTTTGGGTTCATCGGGCAAGCTGACAAGGCAGCACCGGAAAGCAAGTATCCGTACTCTTCCGGGAAGTCTTTCAGCATCGTGTTTAATTTTTCAATATCCTCTGCCGGAATACCGTAGTCTTTCAGCTTTTTATTCCTTGTCAGCATACCGTTCTCCTTTCTAATCGTCTGGGTGGTGCTTATCGTACATGATCGCCACGCATATCAGTCCGACCGCCCCGAATATAGTCCCAAGTGTGAAATCTAATAAAAATTCAATCATACTTCAAAATCATCCTCCTTAACATAATCTTCGCAATCTTCTGCATATTCGTAGCTATCCATATCATC